TCACAGGGATTGAGCGTCTTTTTTTCCGTTGGGGACGGATTGGGGACGGGATTTTGGATCGAAGACATCGAGGTGTGCTGTTGTTTTGCGACTTAATTTCTTGGTGACGTGAGCATATGTGTCTGTGGTCACCTGAGATGTTGAGTGTCGTAGCCGATGTTGGATCTCTTTTATAGATGCACCCTGCCCAAGCAAATAGGTTGCATTTGTATGCCGCAGACCATGTAGGGAAACATTGCGGAATCCATTCCGCTCACACCATATTTTCCACTGTTGCGATGGGGAAGTGTGGTAATAAGGTTTACCTGTCCCTGCATGGAATACAAAGTTTCTATCTCCGCCTTTCCATGTCCCCGATGCTTTAGCTTCAAAGCGTAATTTGCGCATAGCTTTGATGTGTGTTGCCAATTGCTCCATATACCATTGTGGCATGTCTACATAATCTTCGGATGCTTCGTTTTTTGTATCTGTAATGTCCGCCTGTCCATTTTCTGTATTTGAAATGCTTTCATCGATACGCAACCGGTTATTTACAAAGTCACAGTCGTCTTCATCTAAAGCGATCAACTCTCCGCGTCTGAATCCTCCGATTATCGCTCCTAAAAAGTAGAGTCTCCAGTGCGTGTCGCTCTTGACTAACGTTTCAATGACCTCAGTCGCTTCGTCTTCCTCGAAAAAGTTCTTACGGTCTTTCTTTGCCTTTTTGTCTTCCTTGCTTATCTGAGGGCGCTGTACGCCTTCTAGTGGGTTCTTGCTAAGGACGCCCCATTCTACAGATCTTTTGAAAATACTCATGGTCACATCATAAATATATTGAATGGTTCGAGAACTAATGGTTTCTTTACCACCTCGCTTATCAATCCGTGCACCAGGTTTACGCAAGTCATTAAATACTGTCACCAATCTCATTGTTGTGATTTCATCAAGTTGTAAGTGCCCGATGACCGGAACAACATGATGATTGATCTTGGAGCAATGTGATAAATATGTCGTTCGCTTTAGCTTTGGCTCACCGTATTTAAGCTTCCACTCATTCTCATAAAATTCTTTGAATGTAAGCTTAGAGGGTGCAATGTAATTGCCACTGAATACTTCTTGTTTAAACTTCGCAAGCTCGTCATCCAAATAATCTTTGAGTTTCTTAGTTGTTTTCAGCAGCGCTTTATCCTCAATAGTAATTGTCTTGCGAGGACGGTTTCGGCTGCCGTCATTATTAAGCCCCAAATCCACAGTCAGTCGCCACTTGTTTTCCCCTCGTTTTTCTATACTTCCTTTTGCCATTTGTTTTCCTCCATTCGAACGTAAGTTCTGTTTTTGTGTATGGTAAACAGCCTTGCGGCTGGAAAGCGCAAAGTTACATTTCTAAGTTATGAAGCTGTTTCGGTATGCCGCATCTCAAGAGGTATGTTTCTTCTGTTTCTCCTGGCTCGCGCTCAGTGAGTTGTGTTAACAGTTTTACAGCAAAAATATTTGCCTGTCGTTCGAATTTGCCTGTATTGAAGAAAGTATGCTCATCAATCCAGAATTGGCTTAGGCCCGAATGAAGTCGATCGTGTCCAAGTTCATGAGCACACACTACACGCTGCCACTCTTCAGGCAAGCCATTATGTATAACAATGAATCGCCTTCGCAATCGTCTGTAGTACAAGCCTCTCGTGCCAGGTCCGAATTCCGCATGTTGAATTATTATGTTAAGTCCTTTAGCTATTACAAAAGGATCGTTGGTCTTGAATCTGCGAACGAGCTTGCGAATGATGTCATCCAAACCGATCACCTACTCTTCGTCTTTAGGGGTTGCCTTATTCTTACGTCCATAAGTTTTCTTGTTTAGCTCTTTAGCTTCCCAAAGTAGGCCGGTCAGAATGTCCATAGCTCTTTGACGGTTTTCATCTGTGATCGGCACCCCATCAAACAAAACTGGCTGATCTTCTTCAAGAATTTTCTTAATGTCAGCTAAATCTTTAGCTGTAGCCCATTCTGGAGCATTGAGAGCTTGAGCATCTTCTTTTTCAGTGAAGTGGTCTAGCGGCTTATTAAAATAATCAGCAATTATTTTAATTAAATCGATCTTGGGGCTCTTTGTTGTCCCATTCAGAATCTTAGTAAGTGTTGTATATGGGATCCCTGTGTCTTTAGAGACTCTGTATGTACTTAGATTGTTTGAATCCATCAATTCTTTGATTTTATCTGACAGCATCGAGATCACGACCTCCAATAGTATAACCTAAAAAGGATATAACCTAATACGGTTATATTAGAACAAAAATAGGAGATATGTCAAGCTTCAATGAGATAGAAAGAGTAAACTTATTGTTTTGTAACCTAAATCGGAGATAAAACAGTTTTACTATAATCTAAAACGGAGATATAGTGTGTTCAGGAGGTGAAAACAACATGGGGATGACAATCGGGAATAACGTTCAGAAGTTCCTTGATGCAAAGGGATGGACACCGTACAGGCTCGGTAAAGTTAGCGGAGTTTCAATGACTGTAATTTATGGTCTGAAAGGCAAAAAGCAGGGTCCAAATGCTGAGACACTTGTCAAACTTGCAACTGCTTTAGATGTAACAGTTGATGATTTGGTGAAAGATCATAGCTGAATTGAATTATAACATACTTCAACAGAAAGGAAATATTTTATGGACAAAGCATTAACCGCTTTTGAAGATGTGATACGTGCGATTGTTTCAGAACAAGTAATTGATTCTGAGAATCGGCTTCGAGCAGAATTCTCCGGTCTGATTGATAAAACACTTGATGTGACTAAAACAGCAGCACACTTAGGAATCTCTGAGAAACTTCTATACCGCATGTGCCAAGAAGGCAGTATCCCTCATGAACGTTATGGGGTGAGCGGTTCCAGAAGGCCAGTAATTAAGTTTCGCCTCTCCGATCTGGAGGTATGGAGAGCCGCTCAAAGAGCAGTGAATTACAAGAAGAGGAGTGTGACACCTTGAACAAATCACCAAGCCTGGCACCGCCAGAAGTAATGGATTTCTGCGCTAATCCAGAATGTGCCTCTGAAATCGTAGACGGTCAGATCGCTGTACGACATGGCAAGGATCTGTATTGCAAGCTTAGCTGCATGGCCAAGTCCATCGGCGCTGTAACGATAACTGCCGGAGATCAGGAAAGGAGGTGAGAATCTTGCCATTGATGACAGAACAGCATTACAAAGCAGCATGTGCCTTTTACCTGGCTCTTGCAAGCCAGATGCGCCGCAGTGGCCACATCAAAGTCGCTACTCATGCGGACAAGCAGTACCGCATGTATCGTAATCGTCTAAACGCAAAAATGCAGCTAGAAGGCTCCTACCCCTTATCAGCTGCACACAGTTAAACACTCTACAGTCAGTTTACCACTGACAGAAAGGATTATGCAATGAAAGTCTGCTACAGGGAAATTAATTTCCGTGCTGAAAGCCTTCAGCTCATTGAGAAAGTGAATAGCATTATCAATGAGTATCAGGAGATGGGTTATTCCCTCACACTTCGACAAGTTTACTATCAGTTGGTTGCTCGCGATGTCATTCCGAATAATGAACGTTCTTACAAAAACCTTGGGAATTTGATTTCAGATGGACGGATGTCAGGGATGATTGATTGGAATTCCATTGAGGATCGTACACGTAATCTACAAGAGAATAGCCATTGGAGTTCACCCGGATCTATTCTCTACTCCGCTGCCCATTCATTTGCCTACGATAAATGGGCTGATCAGGATAATTACGTTGAGGTTTGGGTCGAAAAAGACGCCTTGGTCGGAATCGTTGGTCAGGTCTGCGAAGAGTTAGACATTCCGTATTTCTCTTGTCGTGGGTATGTGAGTCAATCTGAGATGTGGTCCGCAGCCCAAAGGATGAACGATATTGCTGGACAAAAAGAAATCCACATCATTCATCTTGGAGATCATGACCCAAGCGGAAGAGACATGAGCCGTGACATTGTGGATCGCCTAGAGCTGTTTGGAGTTAGTGTAGAATTCCAGCGGATTGCTCTTAATTATGATCAGATCGAGGAATACAGCCCGCCACCAAACCCCACTAAACTAACAGACAGTAGGGCTTCAAAATACATTGCAGATTTCGGCTATGAGTGTTGGGAACTTGATGCTTTGCGTCCGGATGTCATTGACGGCCTGATTCGTAATGCGGTCACTCAACTTTGTGACTTGGATTTATTGGAAGAAGCGCGAGGCAGGGAGAAAAAAGCCAAGTATGCACTCGAAGCTGTAGCAGAGGATTGGCGCAATATTGAAAGCAAATATACCAAGGAGGATGAGAACTGATGAAAGCTACGGGTATTGTCCGCCGTATAGATGATCTAGGTCGTGTCGTCATTCCTAAAGAGCTTCGCCGCACTCACTTTATTGAGGAAGGGGATCCGCTGGAGTACTTCGTGGAGGGTGACAAGATCATCATTCGCAAGTATGAACCTGGCTGCATCCTCTGCGGGAACACTGAAAGTCTGCACTTATTTCATGGTAAACAGATATGTACACCATGTATTGCTAAAGCTTCAGAGCTTACCAAATCAAACTAAAACCTATTAGGAGGAATTATCCATGCAAAATATCGTTCCGATCCAAATCACATTCCAAGCTGTAAACGCAACTGACATTAAAAACCTGGTGCACGACCTGGCAGGCACGTTGGGCAGTATGCCTAATGCAGATGTGCCGGCACAAACCACAGTCTCCACAGTTCCTAAACAACCGGCACCGACTCAGCCGTCTACCCAGGCACCCGTGCAACAACCTCCACAGCAGCCGCAATACGGGCAACAACCTGGTTATGGGCAGCAACCGCAGTATGGTCATCAACCTGAGCAACAGCAATACGGGCAGCAGCCGCAGTATGGCCAACAACCAGAGCAACCGCAATATGGCCAGCAGCTGCCAGTGCAAGGCCAACCAGGTCAACAACCACATGGCCAACCGCAGCCACCACAACAAGGAAGCGTCCCAACTACGGCTCCAGCATATACGCTTGACCAGCTTGGCGTAGCTGCTCAGCCGGTTATGGATGCAGGCAAAGGCCAGGAGCTACTAGGATGGCTGCAGCAGCAGGGAGTAGGCGGTCTGACGCAGCTTGATCCGAGCAAGTACGGTGAGTTTGCCACATTCTTGCGCAGCCTAGGGGGCCGCATCTAATGGCGGAGATTGCACATGCAGAGCGGGATCACGCCCTGCTGTCAGCCAGCGCGTCGCACCGCTGGCTGCACTGTACACCTAGCCCACGACTGGAGGACACACTTCCGGATTCAGAGAGCGAAGCGGCAAAGCGCGGGACTCTCGCCCATGAGATCGCTGAGCTCAAGCTGCAGAAACTGTTCTCGGGTCTGACGACTCGCAAATACAATGCTGCGCTGAAGAAGTTCAAGGCAGATGAACTGTATGAGCCGATCATGGATGATCATACGAACGCCTATGTGGATTACATTCAATCCATCGTACACCAATTCCCTTCGCCGCCATTCGTGGCCATCGAGCGGAAAGTGGACTATGCCCATATTGCTCCAGAAGGGTTCGGTACTTCAGACTGCATCATCATCGGCAGCGGCCGATTATACGTGATCGATTACAAGAATGGCCAAGGTGTTCCTGTATCGGCTGAGAACAACTCACAAATGAAGTTGTATGCGCTGGGTGCTTACAAGGCTTTCAGTCTCCTGTTTCCCATTGAGACTGTTCATGTGGCCATCGTTCAACCAAAAGTGTGGAATGAGCCTTCCGAGTGGTCATTGTCTGCAGCCGAGCTATTGTCCTGGGGTGAATCAATCAAGCCGATTGCTCAGCAAGCGTTCAATGGCGAAGGTGAGTATGTTCCTGGATCTCATTGCGGATTCTGCCGGGCCAAAGCGACTTGCCGGGCGAGAGTGGAGCAGATCCTGGAGGCAGGAACCAAAGCACCGCTGAAGCCGCCGCTGCTTAGCTGGGATGAGGCAGCAGACGTACTGAAGCGAGCTGAGGGTATTGTCAGCTGGTATAACGAGTTGAAAAAGTTAGCCCTGGCTGAAGCACTGAAAGGGGGGATCGTTCCAGGCTGGAAAGCCGTAGAGGGTCGGGGCAGCCGTGAGTACGCCGATATGGACGCAGCATTCGCCTATCTGAAAGAGAAAGGCATCGAGGAAGCTGTCCTGTATGAACGTAAGCCGTTAACACCGCCACAGCTGGAGACTGCTTTGACAAAGAAAGTGTATAAAGAGTTACTTGCCGAATCCGGACACGTTATTAACCGATCCGGAGCGCCAACACTGGCTCCTGCAGATGATAAGCGTCCAAGTATCACAAACCAAGTAAAACCAGAAGACGTATTCGGCAAGGAAGATTAATCTATGAGCGATATTTTGGATGACTTCCTTGACGACTTGCTTTCCAAGTGGGATCCAAAAACTGATCTCACATTCCAACACAATCAAAGGGGATATGACAATATGACAACAGAAACAGCAATTACAACAAATGAAGTAAGACTGAGCTTTGTAAACTTGTTCACACCGCGCGCCAATCAGCCAGGGCAGGAACCGAAATACAGCACGACTATTCTGATTCCTAAATCCGACTTTGCCACCATGCAACGTATCAATGCAGCCATTGAAGCTGCTTCACAAAAAGGCGTAGCCGGTGCATGGGGTGGTGCCCGTCCAGCGCAACCGCGTAACCCTATTCACGATGGGGATGGCGCGCGTCCGAACGGTGAGGCATTTGGTCCGGAGTGCAAAGGGCATTGGGTTCTAACGGCCAGCAGTAAACAGCAGCAGGCCGTTGTGGGTCCAGACTTGGGGCCAATCATTGACCAAACCCGTGTTTACTCCGGCGTATATGGCCGAGTGAATATTAATTTCTTCGCTTATAGCAACAGCGGTAACAAAGGAATTGGTGCTGGCCTTGGCCCTGTGCAGATCCTTCGTGATGGTGAAGCTTTGGGCGGACGGATCTCCGCTGAACAGGCTTTTGGTGGCAATGGAGGCGGTGTAGGTTTTGCGCCGGCACCAGCTCCGCAGGGCTATGATCAGATCCCGCCACAGCAATACGGCCAACAACCACCACAGCAGCCGCAGTATGGTCAACAGCCTCCAGTTCAAGGTGGGTATGGCCAAGCACCACAACAACCGCAATATGGCCAACAGCCGCCAGCACAGCCGGGCTATGGACAAGCTCCTCAGCAACCACAATACGGACAAGCTCCGCAACAAGGATACGGACAGCAGCAACCACCGCAACAGCAGATTGATCCAATCACCGGCAAGCCCCATGGTGGCGGGATTTACGGGATCTAATTCATAAGTCATTTAGCAGAGGGGTTCTTCGGAACCCCTTCACTTTACCAGAAAGGAGGAAACCAACAACATGACATGGCATCTCAGTATTGACATCGAGACCTACAGCAGCATCGACATTAAGAAAGCAGGGTTGTACCGATACGTTCAGAGTCCTGATTTTGAAATCCTTTTGTTCGCTTATTCTTGGGACGGAGGTCCGACGCGAATTGTTGATCTCACTCAGGGTGAAGTCATCCCCGGAGAAGTTATCCGCGCTTTAAATGATAAAGAAGTCATCAAACACGCATATAACGCGGCTTTCGAGTGGTACTGTTTGAATAAATTTTGGCCATCACCCGTAGAGCATTGGCGCTGCACACAGATTCACGGATTGTACTGTGGATACCCTGCAGGACTTGGCAAGGTAGGCGAGGCGCTAGGCCTTCCCCAGGACAAGAAGAAAATGGGCGTCGGCGGGGCACTGATTCGGACGTTCTGTGTTCCGATCAAGAAGCCTGCCAAGTCAACCGGCTTCCGGAAGCGTACCTTGCCCCATCATGAGCCTGAGAAGTGGGAGCTGTTCAAGCAGTATTGTATGGGTGACGTTGTGGCCGAAGTCGAGATCCTTCGCCGGCTATCGGTATTCCCGGTACCAGAACAGGAATGGGATCTTTGGTTCCTGGATCAGCGGATCAATGCAAGGGGAATTGCTTGTGACCTGCAGCTGGTGGATGGCGCACTGGCTGTGGATCAACAGATTACAGCAGAGCTTATGCAGGAAGCCATTCAGATCAGCGGCCTGGACAACCCTAAGTCCGTATCTCAGCTCAAAAAATGGATTTCCAAGGAGATCGGGGAAGAGGTCGAGGATCTGAGGAAAGACACCGTATCGGGACTGATCGACAACGTGGAAGAAGGCAGAGCTAAGCGCGTGCTGGAGATCCGCAGGGAGCTGTCCAAGACCAGTACTAAAAAGTATGTGGCCATGGAGACGGTAGCTTGTGAAGACGGACGGGTTCGGGGGCTCCTGCAGTTCTACGGTGCGAACCGGACAGGTCGCTGGGCAGGCCGTTTGGTTCAGGTGCATAACTTGACCAAGAACAAAATGGAACTGGATCTCCTGCAGTATGCTCGGCAGCTGGTGCAAGACAAGCAGGTCAATCTGCTCAAGCTGATGTTCGGAAATGTACCGGATACACTCTCTCAACTGATCCGGACAGCGTTTGTTGCTCCGGACGGGAAGAAGCTTCATATAGCCGACTTCAGCGCGATTGAGGCAAGGGTCATTGCCTGGCTTGCTGGAGAGCAGTGGCGGCTGGATGTGTTCGCTACTCACGGCAAGATTTATGAGGCTTCAGCGTCGGCCATGTTCGGGATACCGCTTGAACAGGTGGACAAGGATCTACGTCAACGAGGCAAGGTGTCTGAACTAGCTCTCGGATACCAGGGTGCTTCTGGTGCACTGATCGCCATGGGTGCCTTGGATATGGGACTGGAAGAGGACGAGCTGCCCGAGATCGTAACGAGGTGGCGTAACGCCAATCGGCGCATTGTGGATCTGTGGTTTGGTTTTGAGAAGGCTGCACTTAGCGTCATGGAGACAGGTCAACCTGTAGGCGTTCGGGGCATCATCTTTGCTCGGGAGAGCCATCATGGAAACGGCCTAGACTTCTTTACGGTTCAATTGCCTTCCGGGAGAAAGTTGTATTACGTGGAGCCTCGCTTGGCTCAGAACGACTTTGGCAAACAGGCCCTGCATTACATGGGTCCTGATCAGAAGACCGGCAAGTGGTCATTGATCAGCACGTATGGCGGGAAACTGGTCGAGAACATTGTCCAGGCCATTGCTCGGGACTGTCTGGCCGTATCACTGGTGCGGGTGGAGCAAGCGGGTTTTGATACTGTGCTGCATGTTCATGACGAAATCGGAATCGAATCGGCTTATCCGGAGGACCTGGAGAAGGTCTTGGATCTAATGGCAGTGCCGGTACCCTGGGCACCCGGACTACCTCTGAAGGCAGCCGGATTCACCACAGATTTTTACATGAAGGATTAATTGGGATATTTCAAACTAAGTTTTCACTTCGCGTTTTTTACTCAACACCAAATGACCTGAATCCAGATTGCTGGATATCCGAGATAGAACGTATAAATTCCTGTTAAGGGGTCAAAAAACCAGCCATCTACCACAGGTCTCCCTAACCCATCTGCTCTAACTATGTTTATGAATAGTACAGCTGGGCTCAAAACAGGCCCGGAAACATTAGCCCCTATCACTATATTTGCCCATTTTCCACTACATGCTAAAAGTTGTGGCACTGGTACAATACGTTTCTCTTGCGGACTGTTTTCTACCAGATAACGTGTTGGAGTTGGAGTTGGAGGGGGGCCAATTGGATCTGGTGGAACAGTCCCTGTTTCAGCAGTTGCCGCGTCGTCTCTGAGTTTTTGTTGATCAAAAGTCAATAATCTCTGATGTCTTTGTATGGTTATGGGACCTGGTGGGTATGGGGGTTGCGTATTACCTGCAAATTGAACAACTGGTGCCTGACCATATCCAATTGGAGAATATGACAAATTGAAAACCTCTTTTCTAAATGGGATTTTTTGTGAATACAGGAAAGGATATTCGAGCTTCGGCCCATTTTTGCTAGTACAACAATATTTTCTAAAAATTCTCTTGAATTAATTTTAATTTATATACCTTTCATTACTGACAGTAGTCGAGCGACAAGCATATTTCTGGAAAGAGAGGTTAGGGAATGAGACGAATTACCTTTAGTCGTAATAAGGGCGTGGGATACCGTCCTTACCCTAAAACCTTTGAATTTGAAGACAACGTTACAGAAGAAATAAACCTGGCTTACCAAGATTCGGTTTGGCAAGAAGCTAGGGATGAATTCACGTGGTATGAGGAGGAATAACCCTTGGATGTAAAAACAGTTGTTCCTGAAATGGATCTTAAAAGAATTTCAAAAATTATGAAACAAGTATTTGAGCAATATGACCTGTGCAAATTTTCCTCTAATAATCCTATTCGAAAAACTTATGTAGATGCTGTTAATTCAGCGGTTAGTCTGCTGAGTGAGAGTGAAAAGAAATTAATAACTGCCAGATATCTAGTGGATTTTCAGCGTAGTGATCTGAATGTTTACACATTTCATCTTGATCCGCCTATTTCAAAGGATACCTTCACCAAAATTCGTAATAGGGCATTTCAAAAGCTATTTCTAACCTTGATCGACCTGGGATTAGTTTCAGAGAATGACGCTAAGGAGCTGGAACTGCAGGATTCAGAAAATCCAATGGCAGAGATAAACAAGATTACTGACCAGCTACCGTTACCTGTTCTCAAGGATATCAACCAGCGTATCGGTGATTGGTTGGCTTCAGGTGGCAAGGAGACGGATACCTATATCGAACAGCAGCTGCGTTTTGCACGCAGATTTTTGAAGGAAGGTGATCAGACTTGAGAGCTTTAACCGCAGATGAGAAAAAGCGCATTTCCGAATCAAAGAAACGTGTCAACAGCGCCATATCCAGAAAGAAAATTATGCTTGGCGCGCAGATCCGGGCGTGTGCACCCAGCCAAACAGCTCAAAAGAAGGACCCTGGTTCGTCAGTTTGATTCGCTTTCCCCGATCAAGGGCTATCCAGCAATTATTGAGGATGAAGAGCGTTCGATGGTCATTGACTATGAACTGTTCCGCAGGTTAACCCGATCGCTGAAGCATCGGCGTGTGGATGTTCGGCTGGATCCTGGAGGCGTAATGACCATTCATCATGAAGACCCGTCCAATAGCCGCAACCACGGCGAGATAGAGCTTTATGAGATACCGCCTTGGCAGCAGTATGCACTAACGGATTTACCTGTTATAGAGATTGATTAAACCAGGAGGCAGGCGTCATGCAATTTGACAGACAACTAACTATATCAAGCGCCGGGACCAGACACAGCACAAACTGGCAGACGCAAACGGCCTATTGGTCGGAGATCGTCGAGCGTTTACGGACTGCTGTACGGGGTGCGGAAACGCTGGCGGAATACTTGCAGCTGCCTAAGAGCAAACAGGATGACCTGAAGGACGTTGGCGGCTTTGTCGGTGGCAGTCTGTCAGGCGGTCGCCGGAAAGCCAACGCGGTCATTGGCCGTGATCTGGTTACGCTTGACCTTGATAATATCCCAGCAGGCGGGACGGCGGATATCCTTCGTCGTCTGGACTCCCTGGGCTGCGGCTATGCCGTTTATAGTACGCGGAAGCATGAAGAGAACCGGCCTCGGCTTCGGGTCGTGGCTCCGCTGGACAAGATGGCCACAGCGGATGAGTATGAGCCAATTGCCCGTAAGCTCGGGGAGATCATCGGCATTGGGCTGTGTGACCCGACTACGTTCGAAGCTTCTCGGCTCATGTACTGGCCAAGCTGCAGCGCAGACAGTCAGTATGTGTTCACGTTCGGGGATAAACCCTTTCTTTCGGTAGATGGTCTTCTGGCCATGTATCCGGATTGGCGTAATGTGGCGTCGTGGCCACAAGTGCCCGGTACCGGACAGACTCATGTACGACTGGCGGCGAAGCAGGGAGATCCCACCGAGAAGCAGGGCATGGTCGGGGCTTTTTGTAAGGTCTACGACGTGCCGGCAGCCATTGAGGCGTTCCTGCCCGGTGTGTATCTGAACACGGATGATGGCAGCGGCAGACTTACGTACGTAGGCGGTTCAACTACAGGCGGTGCGATCGTTTATGACGATGGCCAGTTCTTATTCTCTCACCACGCTACGGATCCGACGGGCGGAAGGCTGGTCAACAGTTTTGACCTGGTACGGCTTCACAAGTTTGGAGATCAGGACGACGAGGCGAAGCCTGGGACACCGACGAACAAGCTTCCTTCTTACACCTCCATGATGGACTTCGCCATGCGCCAGGAGCCTGTGGCCGGACTACTTATGCAGGAACGTCACCAGAAGGCTACTGCAGCGTTTGCCGACTCTCCAGTGTTGCCGGCAGAGCCAGAGGATATGGACTGGATGCGCCGGCTGGAATTCAACAGTAACGGGGTATACCTGAAGACGGTGGATAACGTGCTGATCGTTCTGGAGTATGATCCGGCTTTAAAGGATAAGATCGCGTTTGATGAATTCGCCAATCGGGGTCTGGTACTTGGTCCGCTCCCATGGGATGCCAGAGAAGAACGGCGGCCATGGGCCAGTTCGGATGATGCAGGGATCTACCATTATATCGAAAAGGTGTACGGCATTGCGGTAGATGCCAAGATTAACAACGCTTTAACCCTGATCACGCATAAGAAGCGGTTCAATGATGTACGGCGTTATCTGGAGGGGCTGACGTGGGATGGTGTTCAACGGTTGGATACGCTATTCACCGATTACCTGGGTGCAGAGGACAGCTTGTATACCCGGACGGTGTCCCGGAAGTCCTTCACGGCTGCTGTGGCCAGAGCGATGGAGCCTGGCGTCAAATGGGACTATATGCCGATTCTGGCGGGGCCCCAGGGGCTTGGTAAATCGACGTTTCTGAGGTTCATGGGCAAAGACTGGTATTCCGACAGCTTGACCACCTTTGAGGGCAAGGACGCCATGGAGCTGATCCAGGGCATATGGCTGAATGAGGTCGGGGAGCTGACGGGGATGAGCAAGTCCGAGAGCAACGCCGTTAAGCAGTTTTTGAGCCGGACGGAAGACATTTATCGTGAAGCCTATGGCAAACGTACAATGCCTTATCCGAGGCGCTGCGTGTTCTTCGGTACTACGAATGATAGTGAGTTCCTGCGGGATCGAACAGGCAATCGGCGGTTCTGGCCTATTGATGTAGGAGTACTGCGGCCGACAAAGAGTGTGTTTCAGGATCTGAAGGGTGAAGTCGATCAGATTTATGCTGAAGCCTATGTACGGTGGCAGCTGAATGAGCCCTTGTATCTTTCTGGAGATATCGAAGAGTGGGCCAAAGAGCGCCAGGAGGCTCACAGGGAGAGCAACGCAAAGGAAGGCATCATCCAGGCATTCGTGGATCGGCCTGTTCCGGAAGATTGGTTAAAACGTGATTTACCCACGAGACGAATGTACTGGTCCGGCGAGTTTGGGAAGCCCCAGGAAGGCGAGGGAGGCCCCCGGGACCGGATATGTGCCGCAGAGGTTTGGTGCGAATGCTTCAATTCGGACATCAAATTTATGAAACAAGCGGACACACGAGAAATTAATGGCATTTTATCCTGCATACCAGGATGGGAGGAGTATCGCGGACGATTCGGCCCATACGAAACCCAGCGCGGTTATCGCCGCAAAGATTGTTGACAATGTTGACAGATGAATTGTTGACACTCGCTTAACTGTCAACAAAGGAATGTGACAGATTTTCAAGTGTCAACATGAGTGTCAACACAACTGTCAACGTCATAAACCCTTGCTATATATACTTTTATTATACTTTGTTGACACTGTTGACAGTTATCTAGTTAAAGATAAAAAACAAATAGAATATAGAGATTATAGAAGATATATAACGCCTAATACGCCTAATTATAAAATAGTCCCGCGTGCGTAGTGCGTGCACGCGTAACACACCCTGAGGAGAGATGTCAAGTGAAAGAGAGCCAAATCGAATCATATTTGCGAGAAAAGATAAAAGCCATCGGAGGTATCGCCTATAAATTCGTATCGCCTGGTAATTCAGGTGTGCCTGACAGGTTGGTACTGCTTCCGGAAGGTCGGAGCGTATTCGTGGAGCTGAAGGCACCGGGCAAGAAACCGACTAAGCTGCAGCTAATGCAACATAAGCGGATGCAGGCTTTGGGGCATGAAGTACGGGTGATCGACAGCAGAGAGCAGGTGGACATATGGTTGCGGGAGCTTTGAGCTTCGAACGGAATAAGTTTGTCCCGCATGATTATCAGCGGTATTGCATTAACCGGCTATTGACCGATGAGGCCCTTGGGCTGTTTCTGGATCTAGGTCTAGGAAAAACGGTCATCACCTTAACGGCCGTTAACGATCTGAAGTACAACCGGTTCGCGGTTAGCCGGACATTGGTTATCGCCCCGAAGAAGGTGGCCGAGGCTACTTGGGGCAATGAGGCCGCCAAGTGGCAGCACCTGAAACATATGCGAATCGTTACTGTTTTGGGTACCTCACAGCAGCGAATCAAGGCGCTGAACACACCAGGAGACGTATGGGTGATCAACCGGGATAATGTGGCATGGCTCGTGGAGTATTACCGGAATGCCTGGCCCTTTGACATGGTGGTGCTGGACGAGCTGTCCAGCTTCAAGAATCACAAGGCACAGCGATTCAAGGTGCTGACTTGGGTTCGGCCACATATCAAGCGGATTGTTGGCCTAACCGGCACACCGGCACCTAACGGGCTGCTTGACCTGTGGGCTCAGGTGAATTTACTGGATCAGGGCAAGCGTCTGGAGAAGAACATCACCGGGTACCGAGTGAAGTATTTCGAGAAGAACTATAACGGCCACGGCTACACCGCGAAACCAGGTGCGGATGATGTGATACAGCGACAGATTGCCGATCTATGTATCAGCATGAAGGCGGAGGATTACCTGGAGCTACCGGATAGTATCATGAACGTCATTCCGGTTGTCCTTGATGCAAAAGCCCAGAAGCAGTATAACCAGCTGGAGAAGGAATTGCTTCTGGAGATCGATGACGAGATTGAGATCACGGCAACCAGTGCGGCGGTTCTATCAGGCAAGTTGCTGCAGCTGTGCAACGGTGCCCTGTATGACGAGAACCGGCAGGTCTTCGAGATCCACGATAACAAGATCGAGGCCTTCATGGAGCTGGTGGAACAGCTTAACGGGAAATCGGCTTTGGTGTTCTACAGCTTCCAGCATGACCTGACTCGGATCAAGAAGGCTTTGGAGAAAACGAGCTTACGGATCCGTGAGCTGAAGACTCCACAGGATCAACTGGACTGGAATGCTGGCAAGGTGGATATCCTGCTTGCCCACCCAGCCAGTGCAGCCTACGGGCTTAACCTGCAGGACGGGGGGAACCATGTGGTGTGGTTCGGACTGAACTGGAGCCTTGAACTGTACCAGCAAGCGAATGGCCGTCTTCACCGGCAGGGCCAGAAGCAGAAGGTTATCCTGCATCACCTGGTTGTGCAAGGCGGAGCTGACGAGGACGTGATGAAAGCTTTGGAAGGTAAGGCTGCCACACAGGACAAGCTTTTGGATGCACTGAAAGCACGCATTGAGCGGATCAAATAGAGAGGGTGAGCCCTTTGAGTAACTGGCATTATGGCATAAAGCGCAGGGAGAACGAGCTGAAAGGATCTCCGCCATCACCAGTCACCACCACGCAGCTGACACCGGAAGAACTGGAAGAGATCCGGCTGAAATACCCGGCCACAAAGCGGGATAAGGCATTCAAGAAGCCTGTTGAAATTAAAACAAGACCCAAGGGGGATAACGATATGGCCAAAGCTAAATTTAACCTGACTGAAAAACAGTTCAACGCAGAACGTGCATCTGGAAAGACGATCGGACGGATCGCAGAGGAACAAGGCGTTTCCGAGGCAACGATCTATAATCACATCAGCAAGTGGGCCGAAGCGCGGAAGCCAAGACAGGAGAAGCTTCTGCGAGAGAAAGATGTATCACCGCCAGGACCACCAAGCGCGGAGCTGCTGGATAAAGCGGAGAAGGAGATCGAACGGCTGACGACCGAGGTTACGCAACTGAAGGAACACAGAGATGAGATGAACAAGGATAACAATCGCTTATGTGAACTGTTAAAAGAGGTTGAGCAAGATCGGAACGAGTACAAGAGAATGTTTGAGAGCGGATATAAACTAAGTCAGGATCAAACAGCTAAAATATCAGAACATCTGGCAACGATCAACTCATTACGAGAACATGGTGACAGTCTGATTGAGGAGAATAACCGTCTGACGGATCGTATTGCTGAGTTAGAGGAGCATGTGTTTCAGCCGGAGCCTGTCAATGCAGCACCGATCAGCGAGGTTCTGCGTTTGGATACAGCTATTCAGGATCTGACTCGTGCACGTTGGATACTGAATCGCCTGTCTGCATCGGGGGAATAGCTTATGACAACAACGACCAAAGCAACGTGGATTGAGACGCTGATCAGTCAATATGCAACGGATTCCAGAGCCTTGGACAATTACCGGAAGAGTCTGGATCTGGATGATCCACAGGAGGCCGAGGAGGCAGATACGGTTTCTGAAATGCTGTCGGACATGAGATATGCCCTGACTTGGTTAAAACGCGGGAGACGGCCAGGCAGCCGCCGTGGCGTCGAGATTACCGACGTGTATCGGCAACGTGAGATTTATATCAAGCTATCAGGGCAGGAGATCACCGATGCTGAACGACTACGCCTGGTAGATGCTCTGCTGGCACTGAGTGACAGAGAACGAACGTGTTTTCTACTTCACATGGCGCAAGGCTTGACGCTTTTGGAAATTTCGTCTAGACTTAACTTGTCAAGAGGCGCGGCGTATGAGTATGTTAAGCGAGCAAAAGCGAAGCTTAAACAAGATTTTATCTGATTCTTGTATTACGTACTGTATTACACCGTGTATGCAAGTGTCCCACTATACGTATGTATATAACAGGGCTCTCCATCGCGGAGGGCTCTTTTTAGGTCTATTTGGCTGGTCAATTTGACCCTGTTTATATCATTTATGTTATCTTTGTGGTAAAATAAGGGTAAACATTTAGGTAAGGGCGGACAGTCATGTATGGATAATTTCTTTGGTTTTAGGGTCGGGTACATTCTTGTTGCATATATTGTTCTAAAGGCATCCTTATTTGATCCCAACGTATCTATGGTTGTATTCTACAGCCTTCTTTTGCTGTATCTAATGCCCTTCGCTTTTGATTATCATGGTTTTACTCCAGTTTCGTTATGGGGGAAAGTATCAAAAGGGTTCGGTTTCTGGACTTCTCTTTTCACAATTTGTGTGGCTTTAGCCAATGTGATCTATAGCGCAATGGTGAAGAATCATGATGTAACTCAAGGGCAGAGTGTATACCTTTTGGACTATCAAATAACTGTTAATTCAGTTTGGATGTTTTGCGGTATTTGGTTGGTGTTGGCTTTCAATGATTGGGTAGTATATAGTTCTGCTAAAGAGAGGCAGAACCGAAAAGAGTTAAAGGAAGAAGCTAGAGCTGAATCTGTTGAAAAATTTGAAGAACGTATGAACTATTACAGAAAGCAAGCTGGAATTAAAAAGTAGAAATAAGGAGGCAGAGCAATGTTTTCCTTTGTTTATATAATATTGTTGATGTATCTTGGTGTAGTGTTGGGCACTTTAATGAAATTCAACGAGAACGGTGTACGTTTCAGTATAAGTGCGTATTTGGTTATACCCTTTCTTCCTCTAGTTTTATTGGTTCTCCATTTAGTAATATTAGGTGGATATCTGAAAAATAAAAAGCTTGTCAGTTTACAAGTTTTCTTTTTCCCAGTAATCAATTACCCAGTGATGCTCGGGGAATTCATAGAGATGCTTCTTGAAAGAAAGGCCCAAAAGATGGTTATACAAGAAATGATTTCAAAGAAGAAAAGTCGAAAAAATCATAAAGTAAGCTATATACACGTAAGCAACAGTCGTCAAGGTGTGGATTGGGAAGATGCGCTTTCCCTATTAAAAAGTAAAATGGAGTTTCACTATGGAGCATAAAGAGTCCTTCCTTCTCAAAGGGAATGGGCTCTTTTTCTTTTAATCCGAGAGGAGCCTGATTACGATGAACGGATCAATGATCGACATAGGCATATGATCGTTGGAATCTCGGTAGCTTTTAAACGCTTGGGCGAGGCATTCAGAGTAATGCCCCATAAAATCCAAGAGCGTCAGGAAGTTATTCCCCTTTTGGAGCTGATCGAGCCTTATGATGAGCAGTGTGTGAAGACGAAGCCGCTGCGCCTGCGAGATCTGCCGAAGGCATTACCGATCCCAGCACCAGGTACTGAACAGAAAGCCGGTCCTTCAGGTGGCACGGAGTCATTGTTGAAAGAGGAATGTTCTTCTTTCCTGTCGAAGTATGGTGTCGAGAGGGAGTTGAGTGAAAATGAATAGTTATCGTGATTTCAAAAGAGAAATGAGTAGCATCTCTTATGGTGGATTTACGAAGATTTTATCGAATATTCAAAAATACGTTACCGATGATGAAGTGAGAGCATTCTATCCCAAAAATTTCTTTACTGACAGTGCAGAAGTTGAGTTTTTTATATTCACAGATAGAAGTATTATCCGTTTCAGGCAAAACGCAAGAGCATCTGATGTCATGTACTACAAAGATTTTCAAGTTGAGACGCTGAGAATTATTAAGTCGAATTCCCGCCAAGAAGAGATGCAACTTGAAATAAAACTCAGATCAGGGGAAAATTTTTTCTTTGATTCTAAAGCTGATTCAAATCATGATTGGGAAGATACATACGCAAAATACATTGAAAATATCTTTATCATGTTGAAATAAGCATCCATCGGGGGTGATTTTTCTATTCCATACAAACAAACACAAACGACGATGGGTTGTATATATCAGCTGGAATTTGAAAGTTGTAAAAAAAGACCGTTAATTACTTAGCGGTCTTTTTTTTACGTAATCTATTCAATCTTTTTTCTCTTAAAATTTTATTTTCTTGTATTTTAGCTGCCGAAATGTTAATTGATTTTTCTTTTTCTATAATTACTTTTTGGACTGTAAAAAGGTGCTTCTCAATTAGATTGCCATTAAATAATCGGGTGGTTAAATCACCCATCATATAAGCGGTTACTATGGCAAGTAATAATAAACTATAGAAAACAAATATTATTAAAGTCTCCATAGGATAGTACTCAGAAGCGACAGTGAAAACTGCAATTAATACGGCTAGTAAAGCTAACATTGAACCCAGATAGCTTGAAAACTGAAGGTTTTCTGTATATTTTATACGTTTCATGGATAACTCTGTTTCGAGATCTTTTAAATGATCAACTGAATATCCATTGTAAAGATCAAGGTATTTGATGCTAAGTCCAGTAAGGACTCCATTATTGTCTTGATTTTCAGCATTTGTTTTAAACTCTTTTAAAGGCTTTCTTAACTTTTGGTATACCCACTTAAAATTTTCAAAATCGACGAGAATCGTTAATCCTAAAAAAAATGTAAATGCACCAAGAATCACAAAAATACCAATTATTCCAGTCATTGTTTAAACTCCTTTTTATCTTTTTGGTTGTTAAACGAAGAAAGTCTGATGATGGTTTCAAAAAAAAATCGCAAAAATACAAAACAAACACAATCGGCGGGGGTGGTGGTGATGTAAATGGCCGAGAAGCATATACTGGCTGAACAGGATTACCTGGACGGCTTGAAATATAAAGAGATTGCCGAGAAATATGACGTTTCCCTGAACACCGTGAAAAGCTGGAAGCAGCGTCATGGCTGGAACAGGGGAAAGGGTGCACACCCTCCAAAAGGTATGCACACAAAACGACCTGGTGCACCGCCTGGCAATCAGAACGCGAAAGGGAATAAAGGCGGATCCGCTCCCAAGGGAAACAGCAATGCGAAGACACACGGTCTGTTTGCGAAGTATCTACCGGCAGAAGCCAGGGAGATCATGGAGCTGATCGAGACGAGATCCCCGCTTGACATGCTAGGTGATCAGATCTCGATTCAGTGTGCGGCCATCATCCGAGCCCAGCAGATCATGTACGTTACTGACAAGAACGAGATGATCAAGGAGCTGAAGAAAGAGAAATTTGAACTTGTTCAGGTTCCAGGTGACAGCGCCGATGATTCGCCGCAAATGAAGCAGATCCCGATTGAGCAGGAATACGAATTCCAATTTGCCTGGGATCGACAGGCAACGTTCCTTAACGCTCAGAGCAGGGCCATGGCTACCCTTCAGAATATGATTAAGCAATACGAAGAGATGTGCCGCCAGGGTCACGCTGATGAGGAACAGCAGCTGAGGCTCCAGAAGCTGAAAGGCGAGGTCAGCCTGATAGATCAGAAGGTGGCCAAGGATGACGATAAGCCGATTGAGATCCGGATCGTTCGAAAGGGTGAACGCTCATGACCGAGAAGGAAGTGAACCCCCATTTCGAGGATTTCCTGTTTGACTGGGAGCACAAGTTTTATTTCCTGGTTGGCGGATACGGATCGTCCAAGAGCTATCACGTTGCCTTAAAGCTGGTTCTGAAGCTGCTGGAGGAGCGTAGGACGGCTTTAGTGGTCAGGGAGGTTTACGACACCCTTCGTGATTCCACGTTTGAGCTGCTTTCGGAGATCATCGTCGATCTGGATCTGGAGGGCAAGGTTAAACCGATCAGCTCCCCGATGCAGATCCGGTTCCCGAATGGCAGTAAGATCATATTCAAGGGGATGGACAAACCGGTCAAACTGAAATCCATACACAACATTTCGATTGTTTGGATTGAGGAGTGCAGCGAGGTGAAGTACGCAGGCTTTAAAGAATTGATCGGGCGGCTGCGGCACCCTAAGTTAAAGCTTCATATGGTCCTGAGCACCAACCCGGTCAGCACGGCGAACTGGAGCTATAAGTATTTCTTTAAGGATCCGAAGAACAATGTTCACGTCCTGGATGACGTGGACCTGTATCGTGATCGCGTTGTGATCATCAAGGATACGTATTATCACCATTCGGTGGCAGATGATAACCTGTTCCTGCCTGAGAGCTATATCGAGCAGCTGGAGGATCTGAAGACGCATGACCCAGACCTGCACCGCATTGCGCGGCGTGGGCGTTTTGGTGTGAACGGAATCAGGGTGTTACCACAGTTTGTTGTTGCACCACACGAGGAAGTAATGGCTGCGATCCAAGCGATTAAGTCACCCGTCAAGCGTAACGGCATGGACTTCGGTTTTGAGTCGTCATACAACGCCCTGGTCCGTCTGACCGTGGATCATAAGGAGAAGATCCTGTATATCCATTGGGAGTACTACAAAAACAAGATGACGGATGACCGGACGGCAGCAGAGATTATGGAGTTCAAGGAGTCCAGGGAGCTGATCCGGGCGGATAGCGCAGAGCCGAAGACCATTGCTTATTACCGCCAGATGGGATTCAACATGCAGCCTGCGAAGAAGTTTGCCGGCTCCCGCTTGCAGTATACGAAGAAGGTCAAGCGGTTCAAGAAGATTGTCTGTTCATCGAACTGCGTAAACGTCAAATCTGAGCTTGAAGATTTAACCTATGCCGTGGACAAGAACGGGGAGATCATTGAAGACGAGTTCAACATCGACCCGCATACGTTCTCGGCTATTTGGTATGCCCTGGACGATTACGAGGTGGCCGACATGAAAGGCTATGCGGCGACGGTAAGCAGTAAAGCGAGAATTGGGGTGAGATAACGATGGCAAGGTTACCTGAGGGTAAGCAACGTATCTATCCCGGGGTGTACTACACGTTAAAGCCGGCCACCCCAGGGAGCATGGATATTCAAATGGAACTAAACATCCAATGGCACGGCTACATCTTCCTTTGGTTTCTTGGTATTTGGAAGATAGTTAAAGGACAGGTGGTGAAGAGACGTGGCAATCGTACGAAGTCGTGAGCTGCTGCCCAACTGGGACGAGATCCCGGCCAAGCTCCTGCAGTACTGTATTAAGGAGCACCGAGACGGTATTGAGCGGATCCAGAAGCTGGAGGATTATTACAAAGGCAAGCACGAGATCCTGAAGCGCGATCTGGGTGGCGATGACAAGGGGTTGCCGAATAACAAGCTGGTGGCCAATCACGCCAAGTACATTACGGACGTTGCCTCCGGATACTTTGGCGGCGATCCAGTCAAGTACACCGGCAAGCAGATTGAACCAATCACCGATGCATACAAGGCTGCGGATGTGGCCAGTCATGATTCCGAGATGGTCAAGGACTTGTCCATGTATGGTATTTCGCTGGAGCTCCACTACATGAGCAGTGATGATCCGCCGATTCCCCGCGTAAGTTGTATCGATCCCCGCCAGATCTTCCTGGTTGTGGACGATTCCGTGGAATATAAGAGCCTGTTTGCGGTCCACTACTACGAGAAGCGGGATATGGAAAACAAGGCGATTGGCTGGTACGTCAACGTCTACACGGCCAATAAGATAGCCCGATATGAGATCAAGGATATCGGTGGTGAAGACTTCGAGCAGATCTCATCCACCAATCATTATTACAAGACAGTGCCGGTGGTGGAGTTTTGGAACAACGAAGAGCAGCAGGGCGACTTCGAACAGCAGCTGAGCTTGATCAACGCATACAACACTTTGGGCAGTGATCGTATGAATGATAAAGAGCAGTTCGTGGACTCCATACTGAAGCTCATTGGTGCAAGCCTGGGCGATACGGAGGAGGATGCAGGCAGGACGATCCGTATGCTGAAGAAATACAAGGTTCTGGAATTACCTGCAGGAGTAGATGCGGATGCCAGTTGGCTAACGAAGACGCTGAATGAGGCGGACACAGAAGTGCTGCGAAATGCGCTGAAGTCTGACATTCATGAGTTTTCGATGGTACCCAATCTGACAGACGAGAAGTTTGCCGGCAACGTCAGCGGGGAGGCCATGAAGTACAAGCTGTTTGGCTTAGAAAAGCTGGCCGAAACCAAGGAACGCTATTTTGTGCAGGGCTTACGTGAGCGATTGAAGCTGTTCGCCAACATTCTTCAGGTTAAAGCTCAGGCGGTGGCCATCAATGACGTTGAAATCACCATGACACGCAGTCTGCCGAGTAATGACACTGAAACGGCTCTGTTAATCAGTCAGCTGAGTGGCCATGTAAGCAATGAGACGTTGATTAGCCAGCTTTCCTTCGTTAAGGATCCGGTGGCCGAAAATGAGAAGGTCATGGCTGAGAAGGCCCAAGCCTTGAAGGATCAGCAAGCAGCGTTTGGCATGCCGATGGGTGACCAAAACGATGATGAGGATCCAGTGACGGACGATGAAGACGAGGAGTAGCACCTATTGGGACCGACGGGCGCAGCAGCGCATGGCCGAATACCACCGGGATGCTAACACGACGATCAGGACGGTAACCCGTGGATATCAGATGGCGCAGGAAGACATCCAGTCTGAGATCGATAAGATCTTTAAGACGTTCAGCAAGGATATGGACCCGAAACGGGCTCGCCGGTTCTTGAACCAGAAGATCCCGAATCCGCTGCTGAAGCTGGCCAAGAAGTGGTATCCCCGAGTGAAGAATGACCAAATCAAGCGGTGGCTGCTGGCCCGTATGAATGCACCAGCTTATCGGGCAAGGATCTCCCGTCTGCAGGCCCTGAAAGAGCACATCGCACTCCAGGGCAAAGTGATTGCAGATGTGGAGCTGACGGCCAGCCGTAGCGGCTACCTGAAGACGATCCGAAAGAGCTATTATCGTTCCATCTTCGATCTGCAACGTGGTATTGGCATTGGGTTCAACTTTGCGCGAATTCCTGTTGGTGATATTGAAGCCATTTTGCTGAATCCATGGAGCGGTACCCATTTCAGCCGCCGCGTGTGGTCCAATACGGAGTACCTGGCCGATCAGGTGTCTGATGTGGTCACGTCCGGATTCATGAGTGGACTCAGCTCAGCCAAGATGGCGCAGAAGTTGGCTGACATTATGCAGACGGGGCTATTTGCTGCTTCTCGGCTTATCCGGACTGAAACCACCTATATGTCCAACGCAGGCGAGATGGCGGCGTATAGAGAGGCTGGTGTGGATCAGTATCAGTTCATGGCTACGCTGGATAGTCGAACGTCTGAACAGTGTCGGAAACATGACCTGAAGGTGTACAACGTCTCGGAAGCAAAGCCTGGTGTGAACTTGCCACCACTACACGCCTGGTGCCGGAGTACAACGCGGGGCTGGTTCGGCGAGGAAGCGATCGCAGGCATGCAGCGACGTGCCCGAGATCCACAGACCGGGAAGACCATGCTCGTGCCAGCAAATGTGAATTACGAAGATTGGTATAAGCGCTATGTACTGGCCGCCTAATGGCGGTCTATTCCGCATTCCCTGAAAGGCGGTGGTCAAACTGTCAAACGGCGTCATGATTACATTTCTGATCTGCTTAACGATCATTATTTTGGCCTTAATTGGTGGTAGAAAGTAACAACCTGTCCAGAACGTGCGGAGGACGGTATAAAAGCTGTCATGGAAAATAGCCGACGGGCGTAAACGGGAGGATTCAATTATGAAATTTAGGAAGAAGCGTTTCCCTCTTAACCTGCAGCTGTTTGCCGATGGCGATGGTGGCGGTACGGGAGAAGGTGCAGGAGCCGGAGCTGGCGCGCCAGGAGATCCTGGAGCTGGTGATGGTGATAAAGGTGGAGCAGGCAAAGTAACTTTTTCCGCTGATCAACAGGCCGAGGTTGATCGGATTCTTGGCGAGCGCTTGGGTAAGGCACAGTCCAAATGGGAAAAGGATCTCCAGGACAAGCTGGACGAGGCCAAGACCGAGGCGGAGAAGCTGGCCAAGATGAATGCCGAGCAGAAGGCGGAGCATGAGCGCCAGAAGCGTGAAAAGGCTCTTGCGGATCGGGAGAGTGATATCACCCGTCGTGAGCTTCGAGCAACTGCCTTGGAACAGCTTAGTGAGAAGAAGCTGCCGCTGTCACTGGCCGAGGTGCTGGTCTATACGGATGCAGATGCCACGAACAAGAGCCTGGAGGCTGTGGAAAAGGCATTCCGTGAAGCTGTTGAGGCTGGCGTTAATGACCGTCTGAAAGGCGACCCGCCAAAAGGTGGAGGCGGTAAAGGCGGCACAGCAAGCACAGGTAGTAACTATGCAAAAGCAGCAAATGAAAGCGGAAAAGCCCCCGCTGCTGCATTAAATCCTTGGGGCTAAGAAAGGAGCATTACTATGTTTGTAAATAAGGAAAGCGTGTCACAGCCTAATTTTCTGGCGAGTGCGAAGTTTGTTGCAGCTACGTATCAGATCAGTAATACAGGAGTAACGGCCAATGCAAAGGGACGGAAGATTGTTCCTGCAGGCACGGTGTATCCGGCCAATGATGCTACAGCGATTGGTATCACATATACCGAAACGGATGTGACCGAGGGGCCGCAACCTGGATCTGTGCTGATCGAAGCCTGGATTCTCAAAGAAAGATTGCCGGTAATCCCTTCAGCTGAGGCGCTTACCGCGCTTGTTGAGAAGTCAGACATTAAATTCAAACAGAGCCTGTAATTCAGGTCGAGAGGAGATAAGCAGTTATGGCAACTATCTTGGAACTATTTAATCAACGTGAGATTCTGAACTATCTGAAGAACAGAGAATACAAGCCCTTGCTTGGTGAAACCCTGTTCCCGGAGGTTAAGCGTGAATCACTTGAGTTTGACATGATCGTGGGGGCTGGCCGTACACCGGTTATTGCCTCTATTCATGCGTTTGACACGGAGGCGGAGATCGGTTCCCGTGAAGCAGCCAAACAGGCACTAGGTCTTGCGCTGATCAAGCGTAAACTCGGTCTGACGGAGAAAGAGATTATTGCTTTGGAAAGCCCGCGTAACGCTCAAGAGCTGCAGTATCTGATGCAGGTCGTGTATAACGATATCGATGTCTTGGTGGCGGGTGTACGGGCACGTGTTGAAGCTATGCGGATGGAAGCCACTGCAAATGGTACGGTTACGCTGGACGAGAACAACCTGAGCGCGACCATTGATTATGGTGTACCAGATGAACACAAGGAGATCCTGAGCGGTACCAGCCGCTGGACGGATCCGAACAGTGACCCAATTGGAGATCTGGAGCGTTTTGCGGATGCTTTGGATTCTGCACCGACTCGTGGCCTGACTTCTAAGGAGGTTATAGGCGCGATGCTTCGCCACCCGAAAGTGATTGGCGCGCTCTACGGGACAAGCGCACTTCGGGTGCCCTCTCGTTCGGATCTGAATGCATTCCTGACGGAACGCAGCCTGCCTGCTTTGGCAACGTACAACGAGAAGTATCGTAAACAGAATGCGGACGGTACGTTCACGACACACCGTTATTTCCCGCAGAACAAGATCGCTTTGTTCGGTGATGAGCCATTGGGTGAAACCATCTACGGTCCAACGGCTGAGGAAGTGCGTCTGCGCCGTGATCCAAGTATCGAGACGCAAATGGTGGGTAATGTGTTGGCTATGGTCTATGAAGAGAATCTGGATCCTGTGAGCACATGGAAAAAGGCTGTTGCTACGGCTCTGCCAAGCTTCCCAGAAGCCAATAACGTGTTCCAAGGTCAAGTCATCTAAAGGAGGATAACCGGTGAGAGTTGAAGTGAATAGCATACAGATTCGCCATGACGGGGCGCTCTATGAAAAAGGAGCGTCTTTTTCTATCTCTGCAAAGGGGTATGAGGCAATCAAGCCCCATGTGACCGTGTTGGACGAAGTAGACGAAGCGGACGAAGCGGACACGGTGACGGATCCGCTGGAGTCCATGGAGCCAGACGAGCTGAGAGCCTACGCTGCTGATCGTGACATCGATCTCGGCAAGGCGACCAGCAAAGAGGGTATTCTGGAGAAAATCAAAGCCGCTGAACCCAAGGCATAAGCGAGGGATAGGATATGGCCACATTTAGTCGTTTGGATAAGATACAAGCCCTGCTCGGTCCAGCATCCTTGGAGCAGGGTCCTTTGTTGTCTGTGTTGATCGAGGATGCGGAAGCGGATTTGCTGAGCTGGACGAACCGGCAGACCATCCCGCCAGGGCTTGAACCTACCGTCCGGCAGTTGGTCATCATGCGGTACAACAAAGTGGGCATCGAGGGGCAGAGCAGCCACAGCGAGGGCGGCGTTAGTCGTTCCTTTGTGGATCTGCCGGCGGATCTTCAGCGGACGATCAGCCATCACCGGCTATTAAAAGTGGTGGGCCGGACATGAGGCTGCGGGAACGTGATAAACGAATTGTGACCTTCCGACCTCGGGTACCACTCCAGGAGGATGACGGAACCACTTCTGAAAGCTGGGGAGATCCAATTGAGCTGCGCGGTAACGTGCAACCTGCAGGTGGCCGAGTCCTGACAGAGATGTATGGCGAACGTTTGGCGTATATGCGAGTCATGTACGTGGAGCAGGAGCCTCCTGTGAGGCTTGAATCCGGGAGGGCTTGTTTGGATACCCAGGACGATCCGGATTACAAGGTGGTGGCCGTGAGACCGTGGAGCGGCCATTTTGTCATTGATATGGAGGCGATCTGATTATGGCCATGCAAGGAATGGACCGTCTCATGCGCAAGTTGGCCAGGCTTGGTGCAGACAAAGAGGCCATGAAGCGAGGCATCCACAAGGCCACCATCAAGGTGCAGGGTGATGCGAAGGGTTTGGCTCCTGTAGGTGATACGGGCGATCTGCGAAACAGTATTAAGGCTCAGGTAACGGAGGAACGAGGGAAGATCATCGGAGAGGTATCCACGAATCTGGAGTATGCCCCGTATGTGGAGTTCGGTACCGGGCAACGCGGTCAGGCCTCACCAGCTCCGCCGAAGTATGACGGGGATCTCAGCTATCGTCAGGACTGGAAGGGGATGCCGGCGCAGCCATTTATGTTCCCTGCTGCTGAGCAAAACAAAACGATTGTCAGCGATATTGTGGCAGCTGAGCTGAAGAAGGAGATCAGAAGGTTAGGTGGTCGCTGATGTATGACATTAAGCCAGATGTGAAGAAGCAGCTCGACCAGATCGAGGGGGTCACGGTTTCCGATGCCCATCCTAAAGATTGGGCTAAGCTTCCTCACATCAGTTTTTACGAGGGAAGTAATATTGACCCTCTCGGGATTCGGAACGGCCCTTTGTCGGCTGTCACGATCCAGTTGGATATCTGGCATAACAAGTCTACCGGAGCCCTAGCTGCTGCGGTAGACACCCAAATGAACAATATTGGCTTACGGCGGGAATTTGCAGCAGATCTGAGCGATCCGTCAGGCATTAAACATAAAACTATGCGTTATCGCGGAGTTGTGGATACCCGCAGCGGCCGCGTATCGCAATAGAAAGGAGACAAGAGCATGGCTGGACTATTAACCAAAGATACCACGCTGTCCTATAAGGCAACGAACGGATCGAGCACATATACCGAGATTGGCGAATTAATGGAGGTCCCTGAACTGGGTGGAGATCCAGAGCAGGTAGAGGTAACCACGCTGAAAGATAATACCCGTCGCTATATTGCCGGGATCAAGGATCTCGGGGATCTGACATTTGCGTTCTTGTATGACAACTCTGGGCCGACTTCTAACTTTCGCATTTTGAAAGGCATTCAGGAGTCTGGTGAAACCAAGGATTTCCGTGTGGAATATCCCGATGGGACGACCCATGACTTCAGCGCTCAAGTATCCGTCAAGATGGATGCGGCAGCCGTCAATGCGGCCCTGACGTTCACAGCTGCCTTTTACCTGCAGTCTGATATCAAGATTACAGACCCGGCCTAATAGCCACAACTATGCAAGGGCGCTCCTGATCGGGGCGCTTTTGACTTTGAGGAGGAACTGAAATGAAATACACGACACTCACGATGAATGGCAAGGACTATAAATTGCGGCTTGGCGCTGCGCATATTGAGCAATTGGAGAAGCACTTGGGTGGTCGTAATCCACTGGATCTCTTGATGGCAGCAGAGAATGGCAACCTGCCACCGTTAACCGGTACTCTTCGTATTCTTCATTCATCTATGCAGAAGTTCCAACATGGCATCAGCTGGTCCGATGTACAGAACATCTATGACGAGTATGTCGATGAAGGCAACACATATACAGATCTGCTTCCACACTTGATCGAAGTATTCCAGATCAGCGGTTTTTTCAAGAAAGCTCTGGAGGCGGGGGAAGCGACCGGGGCGGAGAAACTGTAAAAACGCTGACCGAGCTGTTTGACAAGCTCTATCCAACGGCAGTTCAGGCTGGTGTGGATCCGGTGGGATATTGGGACATGTCCTATCTGGAGATCACAACAGCCATAAACGCCTTTGTAGCCAAGCAAAAGACCGACCTGCAGCATCAGGCGTTACTAAGCTTCCACCAGGCGCAGCTCATCGGCCAACTGGTTCAGAGGGCACTGGGGAGCAAGAAGAAGCCACCTGAGCTGCATGAAGCTTTTCCGGGTATCTTTCCGGACGAGCTGATTCAGCAGTCACAGAAGAAAAATAACTGGCAAGTCATGAAAGAACGTGTAGCAGCCTACGGGGCACGGTATCGGAAGCGGGGTGAAAAGCAACATGACGATAGAGGAACTACGGATACTGATTACTGGCGAGACCAGTCAGCTCCGCCGCGACCTGGCCAATGTCCGGAAGCAGCTGGGGAATACGGAGCGTGAGGTTAACCGGTCAACGGGAGCCATCAAGTCCGCATTCAAGTCCTTAGCTGCCACCCTTGCTCTGCTGAAGCTTGGCCAAGTGTTTACCAGTGCGACGAAGGATGCCATGCGCTTTGAGGCTGCCGTGGGTCAGGTCAACCGGATGATGGGGCAGAGCGTTGGCGTGTTCCGTGAATGGGTGATGTCTCAAGCCGCTGCCTTTGGTATGGGGATTTCGGAGGCTACGCAGTATGGGGCAACCTACGCCAACCTGATTAGTGGCTTCTCGCAAGACCAGGCGCAGACGACGCAGCGTACCATTGACTTGCTGAAAGCTTCCGCCATTGTGGCCAGCGCCACCGGACGGTCCATCCAGGATGTTATGGAGCGAATCCGAAGCGGTATGCTTGGTGAGACAGATGCCATCGAGGATCTGGGGATTAACGTCAACGTGGCTATGCTGGAGTCTACGGAGGCATTCAGGCAGTTTGCCGGCGATAGCAGCTGGCAGAAGCTCAGCTTCCAGACGCAGCAGACCATTCTGTATTTTGCCATCCTCGAACAAGCGGCACGGAAGTATGGTAATTCGCTGCAGGCCAACACGATGACTCGTCAGGCCATGTTTTTAGCTCAGTTAAAGAACACTCGGCTGTATCTCGGTCAGGCGTTTTTGCCGATTTACAATACCGTATTGCCGGCACTGATCGCGATGGCTAAAGCACTTGCAATGGCTATGAAATGGCTTGCTGCATTTACCACGGCCTTGTTCGGAGGATCATCTGGGGTGGGTCAGCAAGTACAGGCTGCACAGGACCAGGCTTCTGCAATAGGAGACTTGGGCGGCGCATATCAATCTGCAGGTGACCAGGCATCCGGTGCGGGTAACGCTATTAAGGATGCAGGCAAGAAAGCCAAAGCAGCCGCGAAGGAAGCTAAGGCAGCTGTGGCAGGCTTTGATAAGCTAAACCTGATTGGAGATAAAGGCGCTGGATCTGATTCTGACAAAGATAAGGATAAAGGTGCTGGGCTGGGAGACATTCCTGGGATCGGTGGAGGCGGAGGATTAGGCGGTTTTAGCGCTACAGACTTTAGTGGTGTAACGGGCGGGATGGATGCCTTAACCGAGAAAGCCAGGGCGTTTGCTGATACAGTTCGTAAAGCTTTGGAACCTCTCTCCAAAATCAGCCTGGAACCGCTGAAGAAATCACTGGCTGGACTCTGGAGTGCCCTGAAGCCTTTTGCCAAGAACATTGGCCAGGGATTGGTTTGGTTGTACAAGGAAGCTCTGGTACCGCTGGCCACGTGGACCGTGGAGAAGGCTTTGCCGGCATTCATTGATGTACTCGCTGGTGCCATTAGGGTTCTGAACAGTGTAGTCAATGCGTTCAAGCCTGTTGCCGTGTGGCTGTGGGAAAACTTCTTGAAGCCACTCGCTCAATGGACAGGCGGGATTATCGTTTCTGCGCTGCAGCAGTTGGCAGGGGCATTGAATAACCTATCCGGCTGGATAGATGGCAATCAGGAAACATTCCTGAAAGGAGCTGCCGTCGTTGCCGGCTTCTTTGGGGCGTTCAAGGTAGCGGAATTCCTAATTGCCATTGCACCGATGTTGGCAACCCTAGGCGAACTGATTGTATCCAGCGGTCTGGTGTCTACGGTACTGGAAGGAATTGCTACGGCGCTTAGTGTCATGTCTTCACCGGTTACGCTCATATCCGGACTCATTGGCGGATTGATTCTTGCATTCGTGGATCTCTACGCTGAAAGTGAGGAATTCAGGAAGCAAGTCAAGGAACTGGGCAAGACATGGCTGGAAGCACTGAAGCCTGTAGCTGAGTTTGTGAAAACCGTACTGACCGATGCCTGGACCAAGATCCTGAAACCGGCGGTGGCTTACTTTGTTGATACGTTGCTTCCAAACGTTATTTCGATCTTTAAACAATTGTGGCAACAAGTCTTGGTACCGCTAGCCAACTTCATCGGCACGATACTTCAGCCCGTGTTCAAAGTGCTGTCTGAGCTATTGACGATGTTATGGAAGCAGATTGTTGTTCCACTGGCGCAGGCGATCGGAACAGTGCTGGCAGAAGCGTGGGAAGGCTTGTACCAGATCCTTACGACAACCGTAATGCCGAACATCAACAAGGTGATTACGGTGCTGACGCAGCTCTGGAAGAATGTCATTATTCCGCTGATTGATGTGCTGTGGAAGAACATGAAACCGGCATTTGAAATCGTGTTTAACGGAATTGGAACTGTCATTGAAGGACTAAAGAAAACGCTGACGGGATTAATCAAATTCATTGTTGGTGGATTTACGGGAGACTGGAAGAAAGCCTGGACAGGCGTTAAGGATATCTTTGGTGGCGTGTTCGAATCTCTGTACGGTTTGGTTAAGATCCCGTTAAATCTTATCATCGATGCGATTAATAAAGTAATCGATGGACTGAACAGTATCAGTGTAAGCATTCCGGAGGTTGAAATCTTTGGCCAGAAAGTCGGTGGCGGTAATATAGGCTTGCCGAAGATTCCGAAAATCCCACGCCTGGCAAAAGGTGGCTTGGCCTTTGGACCAACCATGGCCATGGTTGGGGATAACAAAGGTGCGAGCATCGATCCCGAAGTTGTAGCCCCGCTCTCCAAGCTTCAGGGGATACTGGATAATAGCAGCAGCGCGGGTAACAGTGAAATGGTTGGGTTACTCGGCCAGATCCTTACGGCTCTTCGGAGTAGCAAAGGGGATCTTATATTACAAGTGGGTACAACCGAGATTGGCCGAGTGGCAGCCACCGGTATTAACGATATTCAGCGGCGCACAGGGGTGAATCCACTGCGCACATAAGGAGGGAAAGGCTTGTATTTGAAAATCAATGGTGCAGATATTGCGGCCATGCCATCCGCGATCCAAGTTACCATCCTGGATCTGGATGACGCAGAAAGCACGACACGGACCGCTGACGGCACACTGCATCGGGACCGTGTAGCTGTTAAGCGTCAGATTGAGCTAACGTTTAATGCACTTCGAATGGATGAGATATCGCCACTGTTAAAGCAGATGAGTGATATCTTTTTTGATTTCACGTATCCGGACCCGATGGTGGGCACCTATATCACAAAGAAGGTGTATGTCGGAGATCGACCTGCTAACATTCCTTTCGAGAAGGAAGGCGTGCTTTATTGGAACGGATTTAAAATGACACTGACAGAGAGGTGATCTGAGTGTTTCCAATATCACCGATCTATGCGGATTACCTGAAGCGGCCTGATCGGGAGTTTATCGTCAAGGCCATCGTGGGATCCGAAGAATATGACGATACCAAGATTGTAGATTTTAGTATTGAGAACAGTTTGAGTCTGACGGATGGATTTGCGATCGGGACAGCGATCCCTTCCAAACTGACCATTAAGCTCCGGACGAATGAAGTGATCCCGGCGAATGCTCGGATTATGCCGTATTTGTCTTTGTCGATGCGAGGCATGACCTGGCTGCAGGCTCAGTACCCTTGGCAAGACATGCATATATCTTGGACAGGTACCGGTACAGATTGGCTACCGCTGGGCGAGTTCTTTGTCGATGACCGTGAGAAGGTCAATGATGTCTGGACATTCACCTGCTATGACAAGCTGGTCTTTGCCGATGCGGCTTACGTGTCGTCACTAATCTATCCAGCCACGCAGCGTGCTGTGTTCAATGAGATTTGTAACCGGCTTGGATGGACGTATGACAACAGTGTGGTAATCAATGCTAATTATCGCATTCAGGCAGGACCAGCGGGATATACGATGCGCCAGGTGCTACAGTACATCGCGGCAGCCAACAGCGCCAGCCTCTACATCGATAAGGCCGGCACAGTTAAATTCAAGCGGTTCACACCCTCAGATGCTCCGGTATTTGAGATGACCACATTTGATTACTCATCCGTAAGGCAGACGAACCCGGTCAAGACGTACACTCGGGTAGTCGTGACGTACAACACGGAAGATGAGCTGCAGTACGAAGCTGGTACCGGGGATGATAACCATACCCTGTTTCTGGAGAATCCATTCATGACTCAGGCCATGGTCAATGATCTGAGGGCCACGCTGAACGGATTCTCTTACCTTCCACTCACAATGAGGGCCCAAGGGTACCCGCAACTGGAGCAGGGTGACGTGATCGCGTTCGAACAGCAAGAAGGGACATCCTGGGACGAGACCGTATCAACCTGGGAGGATACTCATATTCCGTGGGATGGCATCGTCCGATACAAGTCTCTGATTCTTCACCAGGTGTTCCGCTTTGCCGGCGGACTTAGCATGACTTTGGAGGCGCCATCCGTATCGGAGCAGCAGAGTGAATTCAAAGTGGACGGGACACTCACTACAGCAGTCAATAAACTGAATAAGGAAGCGGTCAAGGAAGGCAAGTCCTATTATGGGGCGACACTCACACGTACTGAGGGTTTAACCATTGAGCGTGAAGATCATCTGAGCAAGGTGATTCTAAACAGTGATAAGATGTCGTTCCAGGCTAACGGACAAGATGCAATTTATTTCGATATTCCAAGTAGACGGTATAAGTTTAACGGCACGCTGGAAGCTACAGATGGTGTGTTCAGCGGGAACCTGCAGGCGGCAGGAGGTACCTTCTCGGGTAATCTTTCAGCAGCAGGCGGGACTTTTCGCGGCACTTTGCAAGGTGTGGACGGAACGTTTAGCGGCGCACTCCAAGCAGCCAGCGGAACCTTCCGAGGTACGTTGGTTGCTGGACGGGTTGAGGGTGGCGAGATCATTGGTTCATACATTCAAGGTGCTGACATCCTGGGTAGCAAGATTAGGACAGCAGCCAGTGGTGACCGGATCGAACTGGATCCTAACGGATTCACTTTCTACGACTCGGGTAATGCACGCCGTGTCACTTTAGGTACCAATCCATCTGCTAACATCTCAGGCCATACGTATTACAATTCTAGTGGGCAATCTCAGGGATTGATCTATGCCAACTCAAGTGAATTAGCTTTCATAGGTAATTATGGTTTGCGTCTTGGGTCCACATCGGGTTCAACAGTCTTGCAAGGGAGTGTTAATTTTACTGGAAGTGTGACTGGGCTGAATTTAGGTGTTGGTCAGATCACAGGGCTTCAGAATGAAATCAATGCGCTATGGGCAGCGATTTCCGGTAAAGCTTCATCGAACCATACGCATACAGTTACCTTGCCTACACATAATCACGGTAACTCGGCCAACCAAAACTGGGGCGGAACCTTCCCAACTTCAACTCCGTAATGTATCATAATAGGAAAATAGCACCAATACGGAGGTAGAGTCATGAAGAAGTTTGCACATAAAGTTGCGTATATTGCCGGAGGTATTATTATCGGAGTGGTTTTTTCGACATCAGCGGGCGCTTTTGCAGATACTGTTAAGAGCATGGTTGGAAAAAAAGTAACCGGAGAATATACATTAGTGGTAGATGGAAAGAAACTTTCGGACAAAGGCGCGGTTATCGATTCTCGGGCAAATGTTCCTGCACGTGCCTTGTCTGAAGCGTTAGGGGCTGATGTGTCAGTGAGTGGAAAAACGATTACAATTACTTCTCAAACAGAAGAATCAACTGTGGGGTCTGAATCAGCGACTCCTGTGGGAACGAGCAATAAATACACAGGTCAGTCCAAATCTAGTTTGGAAGAGCAAAAGAGTGTTCTTTTGGATCGGATACTAGCTCCCACTAAATCGGGTAGAGAAGATATATTGAAAGAGATCGCTCTCCTCAAAGAACAACAAGATAGAGGGGTACCTGTTACTAATCTTGAAGCGTTTGAAAAACAGCTAGCTAATTATGATGCAGATATTGCTAAATACGAAGCTGATCTGAAGCTGATTGAAGAAGCCTTGGCAACAGCAAAATAAACCACTCGTCTAAGTGAAATTATGGTAGTATATACCTATAATTTACTAGGGGGATATGATTTGCTATACTTTCTTTGTTTTTTACCACCATTGGCTGTTTTGTTCTGTGGGAAACCGGGATCATTTATTTTAAACATCATTCTTACATTCTTCGGTTACATTCCTGGTGTAATCCATGCGTTCTTAGTAGTTAACAGCCACAAAGCAGACAAACGGAATGAGAAATTAATCAGGGCCATTGAGCGTAGTCGCTAATGAATTAAATAACCAAAACGGAGTCCACCAACGTGGGCTCTTTTTTCGTGCTCAGAAAGAGGTGTCAAATGAAAATTAAGAAAGTGCTTGAGCTGTCCATCGATGTAGATGGCATGTTTAATGAATTGCCACATATTCTGCGTGCATTGCTTGATACGATGCCCAACAGCGAATCGAAGCTTGCCTTACTCAAAACAATCAAGTTGGACGTGGATAATCTTTTGGAAGGAGCTGAGTCAGATGGCCAACCGTTACGGGAACCTGGTCGGAAGTAAGAAGATCAGCGAAGACTTTCAAACGATAAATGTCGGCTTTGACCGTGTGCAGGCTGAAATGGATACCAAAGGTACACCAGCAGATGCCCAGGCCAAAGCTGATGCAGCCAAGGCGGCTGCTATTGCTACAGCAGCGGAAGCTCTGGCAGCCCACAAGGCACGGGGAGCTGATGAGCATCCCACGGCAAAGGGGAACGCCGCAGGGTTTATGTCTGCTGCTGACAAGCTCTTAGTGGATGCCCGCACCAGCGCCGCAACACCTGACACACTTATGCAGCGTGACGCAGAGGGACGGGCCAAGGTAGCCGCTCCAGCCGCAGCGGATGACATTGCCCGTAAAGCTGAAACGGACGCGGTACAGACCAAGCTAGACAGCCATACAGCCGATACGGTTAAGCATGTCACCCAGGCTGAGCATGACAAACTGAATGGCATTGCTGCAGGAGCTGAGGTGAACCAAAACGCATTCAGCAAGATTAACGATGTCACCGCAGGTTCTAAAACAGACACGGTTACTCTTGTCGGGGGTACAGGAATAACCATTACCACCGATCCAGCCAACAAGCGTGTTTCCTTCACAGCGACTGGAGAATCCACACCTGGACCACACGCCTTGACCCATATCCAAGGTGGTGCCGACGTAATCCCTGATGCAGAGACAGGCGGCGTATCTGGACTCATGAGTGGTGCAGATGCCAAGTTTGTTCGGCAGGATGGGGAAACCAAGACAGGGGCGCAGGCCAAGGCTGACGCGGTAAAGGACTATGTGGATGAGCAGATTTCGGCCATTCCACCTGTTAATGATGCTTCTCAAACTGAAAAAGGAATAACGATGCTTTCTGATGCAACGAATGGAATCCGCAGTAATGTAGCTGCTACTGAAAAAGCGGTTGGACTGGCTTTTCAAGCTGGAGTTGAACGTAAAGCGGAAGTGGTTGCCGCGCTTAACTCCATAGGTGTATCGGCATCCACATCAGAATCATGGGACTCGCTCATTGCTAAGATGTCCGGGGTGATCCGGGCTACAGGAACGGCTGCTGTTTCACAAGTTCTGGCTGGATCGACTTTTAGTAATGCCAGTGGAAACAACCGAACGGGGACAATGCCCAATCGGGGACCTGGTGGGACAATCACACCAGGAACCACAGCACAAATCAAGGCAGCGGGGTATTACAACACGGACATTGTTGTTCCAGGAGAACCGAACCTACGGGGAGACGTGATTCTGAAAAACTACTCCATTTATGGAGTGGCGGGAAAGTATGAACCTAATCAAGTCGTAAACTCACCAATCACCCTATATAGTACAGGGGTAGTCAAACCAGCTAGGTACTTGCACTGGTTGACGATTCCTGCTGGAAAAAGCTTCTTCTTTGTTCCAAGCTTTACGAACGCTTATATCAGCTTCAATTCTGGTAGTGAAACGAACCCGCTATCAGGTACAAATATAGTACTGATCGACTCGCTGGATAGACAAGTTGCATTAACCTTTAATAGTGGTAATGGTCCATGGGTGTCAAGTACGTTATATATCACTTTTATACAGGTTGACCGTGTTAATCGTAGATACCGATACAGCTACAAACCGACCGTTAGTTCAAGCATTAGCTCATCAGAATGGACAACACCAGGTGGTTTCAATTGGGATAATGAGATAAAACTACAGTTCCAATACTTAAATCAATCAGTTGTAACTAGCCAGGGTACGAACACGGTTATTATCCCCGATGATGCTTTTTCAGTTTATTACTAAGGAGGTAAAACATGCTTTTAATAACCTACAAACCAGGTCAGAATACCGCAGAGGTAGAATCAATCACACACAACCCCGCACCAGGGGTGAATGGGAACAACAGTTATACAACGGATCAAGCATTGCCCATACCTGAAAACATTCCTGGTATGATCCCCATTCTATACACGAAGGTCGATACCAAGACCCTTTACTACAACTACATTAAACCAGAGACCATTGAGTCACTGATCAGTCAGTTGCAAGAACAGCAAGCGGTGATCAAGGCGGCTATGGATGATTTAATTATGGGAGGTGCAATGTAATGGGTGCATACATGGGCTTACGCATCATTGAAGGAGCCTACACATACGAGTATGTATGTGCGAGAAGACCCGATATAAAAGATGGAATCGATGCGTATCTTTTACAACAAGGAAAAGAAGAGTTGATTCAACAGGGCAGTGCTCATTAGAATGCGTTCCGAAATTGGAGCGCTATTTTTACGCCTTGTTTCTGATCATTTAACAACAATTAACCTAAATCGTATAGACCTAATAACAACAAAATGGAGGAATTAATCATGCCAATTGAAACAAATCGTTTAAAACTGCCGCTGCCTTTAGGGAATGAGAGTGTAAGCCGTGTAGGAATCAATGTCATCTTTGAGAAGATTGATGAGGGTGTTGCAACACGGGAAGATGTGGAAGAACTTCGCCAACTGGTCAACGAGATGGACATTCCGGATGCCTCACTGACTCAAAAAGGAAAGGTTCAGTTATCGAGCAAGACAAACGGAGAAAGAGAAGATGTAGCTGCTACTGAGAAAGCGGTTGGACTGGCTTTTCAAGCTGGAGTTGAACGTAAAGCGGAAGTGGTTGCCGCGCTTAACTCCATAGGTGTATCGGCATCCACATCAGAATCATGGGATTCCCTAATTAACAAGTTGGCAGGAGTGGTAAGAGCTAAAGGGAATGCTGACCCTTCTGATGTACGCGCGGGAAAAAGCTTCTCTAATTCGAATCAAGTTGATATTGTAGGGACTTTGATAGAACAGACAACAGATACATTGACAATTACACCAGGGGTGAATACCAAAACGAATCCTCCTGGGATTTACGGCGGTGACATTATCGTCGCGGGGGAGCCAAATTTGGTTCCTGGGAATATTGTCAAGGGGGTTAAGATATTTGATGTTGAGGGGACATATAATCCAACTGATGTAATTCAATGGGGTGCTGGTAACAAACTTATTCAGGGTGCAACAAGGACGGAAACTTTCTATCAGGTATACCCACTATCCGAAACTGGAATTAATATTCTTTACTCAACTGACTACCTTGAGTTAACAGGTGCTGTCGGGGGTGGGTCTAATCTCCAATCATACTTACACCTGGCATATCAAAATAGCAATAATGTATGGCAGTCCCTAGTCGTATTAGATGGTACAGGGTTCAGTGTTTCAAACTCAGGTGGGACAGGTACAGCCAACTATGTTCAATATATTAACGCATTGGTCATTGACCCCCAAAATGGATACATGACATACCAAAGGTCAATATCCAAAACATTATCTAACTTCTCACCAGTAGCGAAAAACTTCCCAACTACTAACTTAAAAAACTTATCCATTGTTATGAGCATAAGTACAACGGTACCGCACGCTAATACCCTAATGAAATTATACCAGAGTGGTATAACCACACTATCACGCGTGTTCACATAGGAGGTCAATGATGAATATTGTCACACACTACAGTACTAGTAAGGATAACGTTAAAGTAAGGCGTACCTAAATGGTGCGCTTTTATTTTGCTCTCTGGACTGGTTAGAGGGATTTTTTTTATACACAAATAGATCGGAGATATGACATGGAAAACGTGGGGAAATGGGCTTTGGCAACAGGCAGCTGGTTGGTGTCTTATTTGTTTGGAGGGTGGTCAGGAGTGTTGGGCGTATTGCTTGTATTCGTGGTGTTGGATTACCTGACTGGTGTTGCTGCTGGTTGGATGTCAGGAGAACTCAAAAGCAAAATTGGCCTTATCGGGATTGCCCGTAAGGTCTTTATTTTTGCCATGGTGGCTGTGGGGCATTTGGTGGATGGCATCCTGGGAGATGGCCATTTGTTCCGGGACACGGTGGCATTTTTCTATATTGCGAATGAGCTGCTGTCCATTACTGAAAATGGTGGGAAGATGGGTGCGCCTATCCCGGCCGTGATCAAGCAGGCCATCGAAGTCCTGAAGGGCAAAGGCGGCAACGATAACGATAAAGGAGCTGGTACAGATGCAAGCGCGTAAACAGGGTAATGCTCAGGGGATTGACGTATCGCACCACAACGGTAATATCGATTTCAAAAAGGTAGCTGCTGACGGGATTTCGTTCGTATTTATCAAGGCCACACAGGGTAAGTCCTTCCGGTCATCCAAGTTTCTGCAATTTGTCAAAGATGCCAAAGCGGCTGGCCTGCTGATCGGTACATATCACTACGTGGATGACTCTGCTGGCAGCGTTGATGCTGCAAAAGCTGAGGCAGCCAACTTCTATAAAGCTATCCAGGATGCTGGAGGGATTGGCACATTTGACTTGCCTCCCGTCATGGATTATGAGTCCAACAAAAACGGTCATAGCAAAGCAACGATTACGGCTGTAGCCACAACGTTTCTTTTGGAGATCCACAAGCTGACCGGAGTTAAACCGCTGGTATACACATACCCGGCGTTCATCGGCAACTTTACAGGCTTGTCCTCATATCCGCTCTGGATTGCCCGGTACAGCACACAAACGCCTGCTGATGCTTCTGGTTGGTTACGCTGGGATTTCTGGCAGTACAGTGATGGGGCGGCGGGTGGATATCTGCCACGGGGTAACCGCAAGGTTGACGGGATCAGCGGTAATGTGGATTTGAATGAGTTTGACGGTACGGTAGCCGAGTTGAAAGCCAAATACAGCAAAACGGTGAAGGAGGACAAGCCAGTGACAGAACGTGATATCAACGTGCCCAGCAAGTGGGCAGAGGCAGCGTGGGCAGAGGTAACCGCTAATGGGTATTTTGATGGGACACGTCCAGGGGCAACTATTACTCGCGAGGAATCGGCAGTAGTCATTAATCGGCTGAGACGTAACTTCTTGGCGCTAATTGCCGGCGTAAACGGAGATGTGAAGAACCTGGATGAGCGCTCGAAAAAGATTGATATAGAAGGATAATTTGTTTTGGGGAGAGCCCGAGATAGTGGATTTAGTTCTCGGGCTCTATTTAGAACGTATGTTTGGGAGGAATTGGGTACCCTTTTGTGGAAATAAAATGGTGCATTAGTTATGAATTGGAGGGTGAAAAAATGAGTCAGCCTGAAACTACATTATGGGAGCTCGAGCCGCATACTGAAGCCAAACATATCATTCTAAGGAACTACTTGAGGGCTTGGTTTCCGATCATGGGGCAATATAATAGCAGAATTTTATTTCTTGATGGTTATTCGGGACCGGGGCAATACGATAATGGTGAAGATGGATCGCCAATAATAGCGATTAAAGAAGCAATGCAATATTTAGATTCTTGTGACAAACGAATTTCTAACAAGCCTGAGATTGCTGAGATTGTAATGATTTTTATAGAAGAAAATACAGAGCGGGCTATTCATCTTCAAGAAAGAATTGATTCTATGGAGATACATAAAAAAATTAATGTTCAAGTAGTAAATTCTAATTTTGAAGATACTGCGAATGATATTCTACAGGAGCTTGAAAAAAGTAAAGCCCAATTAGCACCAGCATTTTTGTTTGTTGACCCATTTGGTTACAATTTGTCATTTGAACTGATTCAAAAATTGATGGATAACCCGAAATGTGAAGTATTCATCAATTTCATGTATGAATTTATAAATAGATTTATAAGACGTATTGGTCAAGAAGCAGTTATGACTAAACTATTCGGAAATGAAGACTGGAAACAGTTGGATCTAGACTGTCAACCGGAGGAAAGAAGAGAACTTATCCATGGTCTGTATCAGCAGCAATTAATCGATAATACTGCTAAATATGTTAGGTCATTCGAGATGAAGGGGAAGAGAAATTCAACTAAGTACTTCTTGTTTTATGGAACTAATCATAAAAAAGGCTTGTTAAAAATGAAGGATGCAATGTGGTCTGTTGACACAGGAGGAACCTACACATTTTCTGATGCTACCAATCCGTTACAAGGGGTTCTTTTTGGGAATGAGCCTAATTATGAGTATCTAAAAGATTTACTGTTGTTAGAATTTAAAGGAAAAACTGCCACCATTGAAGAAATTGAGGATTATGTACTTTGTTCTACTCCTTTCAGAACAACTCACATAAAATTGCCGATCCTTAAACCTATGGAGCAAAATCAGGAATTACGCATTCTAACAGATAGAAAAAGGAGATGGACCTACCCGGCAGGGACAATTATAGAAATCTTCTGATGGGAACGTATGTTCTGTGATATACTTGTGTAACAAGGGAGTGATATTATGGCAAGTAGTTCACATATAGAATGGACAGAAGCAACTTGGAACCCTGTGACAGGATGTACTAAGGTATCTGAAGGATGTAGGAACTGTTACGCTCTTGCAATGGCTAGAAGGCTGGAAGCCATGGGTAATCCTCGATATTTAAACGGATTCAATGTAACATTACATCATGATTTAATTGAAGTTCCATTAAAGTGGAAAAAACCACGTAAAATTTTTGTGAATTCCATGTCTGATATGTTTCATAAGGATGTTCCGGATGAATTCATTAAGTCAGTTTTTAAAACCATGAATGAAGCTTCGTGGCATACTTTCCAAATATTAACTAAGCGTTCTTCACGTTTATCGGAATTGGCACCCCAATTAAATTGGACAGATAATATTTGGCAAGGGGTAAGTGTCGAGAATGATAAGGTACTAGATAGGATTGATCATTTAAGACAGACACCTGCTGCGGTTAAATTTTTGTCTTGTGAACCTCTTCTTGGTCCTATTGATAATCTGAACCTTCAAGGGATTGATTGGGTAATTGTTGGAGGAGAGTCAGGACCTAAAGCCAGACCGATGGAAGAAGCATGGGCGCTAAGTATTAGAGACCAATGTGTCGAACAAGAAACTGCATTTTTCTTTAAACAATGGGGCGGGGTTCAAAAGCATCGTCATGGTCGCATTCTAGATGGTCAAACTTATGATGAGTATCCAGATGTGAAGCAACCTGTGAGTAATTGAATATTGTAACAAATCCGAAAGTATCGGTGCAAAAGAACCCTGTTAACCTTAATTGGTCAGCAGGGTTCTTTTGTTTATCTACTCAGTTTGTACAGGCAATACTGATTTAATGACACATCTTCCGCAGCGGCCCTCTCCACCAATTGCCGGTGCAGACTCCGGGGTACCCTAAGATTAAACTTCCCGCTGTACTTATCTTCTCCGATCGGTTCAGGAATGTCGTCACCATACTCCAGCTTTACAGCCAGATATTCCTCCATAGCTTCCCGAACACTTTCGTATGCTTCAGCAAAGGTATCTCCGTTGCTTTGGCACCCATCTAATTCCGCAACAGTTGCGAAGAAATAGTCACCGCTCTCGTCCTTAACGGGTCTGATTTGTATCGTATACGGGAGGGCCATGTAGTACGCTAAATCCTTCTTTTGGCTGTGATTTGCCATTATTATTCGGCTAGGATATCATGAGAATTAAGGAAAGGGGAGGTGCTACTCCCCAATCCGGTCCAGTACGTCTTTGACGTATACCGCCTTTAGTGGTTGTTCCTTTTTGATCGTTATCAAGTCTCCTGCTTGGTTTCGGAAATGGAAGTGCGAGCCGTTGCTTCTCACTAATCCATAACCGTGATGCCGGAGTACCTTGGCAACTTCATCATATTGGATTCCACTGGGGCGGTCTTTCATTTTTTGGACCAATTTTTCTATCCTAGCCATGTCTCACCTCCTGTATATATAGTACCATATACAGTACTAATTAATCAAGTGGATATTTGATTGCTTTAGTGTGTAATTATTTTTAGGCATAAAAAAAAGAGCCTACAATGGCTCCTTATTTACTAATCATTTTTACAAACTCAGCAAGTGCAATAAATCCTCCACCGATACAAATTATCGCACCTATAAAAGTACCAAATATAGAACTGAACACCCCATTAGTTCTACCATAGTGCTGACCGCAAATTGGACAGAGTATTGCTGTTGTGGAAATAGTGCTTCCACATGATTGGCATCTTTCTAATTTTTTGTTAACTTTCCCTTTGATTAGCCTGTAAATACTGATAAAAAAAGCAATTAGACATACTATACCAAAAATGAACAAACATGCTGTGATGAGGCCAGCTATAGCTAATAGTGAGTAAGATGCCATATTATCAAACATTTAATTCCTCCAACTATGTAATCCAACTTGAATTAGTTTACCAGACGATTTTAATAACTTCCATATATTTCTTCTATTTTAGGATCGATTTGAGGAACAAGATAGCTTCTTAATCCTGTGGATATTTTTGGTGTTGAATAAAGAACGTATGTTCGCATATAATATTGACTGAGGTGATTACATGCTAACGGACTATCAACGCAAGGTACTTCGGATTCTGTACAACTATAAAAGTGGACGTCGACGAATGCCCACAGTTCATGAGTTAACGGTCAAGACGGGTAAGGGTAAGCAGGACGTGATGGCTGCTCTGGACGCTCTCATAACATCTGAATACATACACTGGGAGGACAAGTCGGATACGGTTAACATCGTGATCCTGGAGGGCTGGGAGCGGGAAGGTGAACGTCCTAAGATTGATCATAGACCAGCACCGACTAACCCCAACAACACGGATTACTGGACCCAGTATTAAGGAGGCATCTATTATGGCAAGCAAATTGACAGGTAACGGGATCATTGAAGGATCTCGCATAATCCTTCCTGAACACCGGCAGGCTTACCTTAATGAGATGGATAAGCAGGAGAAACGGGGAAAGCCTGTCCTAGACGATCAGGAAATACAGCTTATAGAGCAAGCGATTTTTGGATCGTACCAGGAATGCAGGTCTATCGCGCTGACTGTATTTAATCCGTTTGATGACGAGGAGCTGCGGGGCGTTGTCACAGCTATTGATAAGCCAAGCAGGAGAATCAAGCTTGTCAGAGGCGAAGAGGATTACAGCTGGATTAGGATTGAAGAGATCATCGCAGCTTCTATATGAAGTTAAAATCCGTCAGGGAAAATACCTGGCGGATTTTTTATGACTAGAAACAGCCTAAAATCAGCCCGATTATCGACGCTGATCCGGCAGGTTTCGTATTATACTGTGCTTGTATTCGACAATATGTTCGGTCTATCCAGGAACGTGTGTTCTTGTTATAATATTAGGTAAATCAATACCTAATAGGCAATACGTGGTTTTGTGAAGTATAAAGATGTAAAGTTTTACCTTCGGGACGTTCGACACATTGCGACACAACACGTCATAGGAAAAAGGCATTATTTACATATCCAGAACAAATTGTTCTAAATCTTCCGGGGGGAGTGCGGTAACACCGCCTCATGCACGCTTTACTTTGTACTCATATAGATCTTCCCATTTACAACCCAATAACAGCACGGCAGTATACATATCTTCAGGCAGCATTACACGGGTATCGTTACAGAAATGGGATATCATCCGCTGAGACCGTCCAGATCGATTAGCATACTCGGTCTGAGTCCAGCCCTTAGCAGTAATGAGTTCAAGAAGCCTAAATCTCCCTCGGGAGATTTCCACTTATTGACCTCCAGTGCTAGTATTCCCACGATTATAACACTGGAAAGCTCTGGGGGTAAACTGAAACTAAGGGGCGCTCACCATGCGATCACACCAAATTGATGTTCATCAGACGCTTACTCAAGAAGCAGCTAAAACCCTTGCGCAGGTTTTAGTTTCTGCGCAAGGGATAAAAACTCCTGTTCTAGTAAAAGTGGTCTCTCCGTCTTTAGATCACACGGTTTTGCTTGAATAAATCAGGGGACGGGCTGGGGACGAATTGGGGGCAGACTGTAGGTCAACCCATAGAAACCAGTCCAAATGAGAACAACACACGAACAGCTTGAAGCCTTGATATGACTGTGTTTTCGTCTGTCGTTCCATTTCAGTCCAATTAAAACTCATGTCTTAAAATCCTGCGGTAGGTGACTACCGTACCGGTTCGATCCCGGTCCTCGGCATCCATTAATAAAAGGAAACTCCTTTATACATAAGGAGTTTCCTTTTTTTTTTATAGTTTTGATTGAATTGCCTGAGTCACAGGGATTGAGCGTCTTTTTTGCCGTTGGGGACGAGATTTAGGATCGAAGACATCGAGTTGTGCTGTTGTTTTGCGACTTAATTTCTTGGTGACGTGAGCATATGTGTCTGTGGTCACCTGGGATGTCGAGTGTCGTAGCCGATGTTGAATCTCTTTAATGGATGCACCCTGACCAAGCAAATAGGTCGCATTTGTATGCAGCAGACCATATTTTCCACTGATGGATAGGGAGGTTGAGTACCCGTCCTTGTATGGAATACAAAGTTTCCATTTGGAGTATGTTCAATTGAGGACAACGTAACCCTTAAATCTATTTCAGAGTAATATGGGGTAACGAAAAAACAGTAAGAAACCGCATGAAAGAGCATGGCGGTTTCTGGATTGCTGATGGCGAAATTGGTGGAAAATAAAATAACAGGCAGTTTCAAATGACTTTGGTTAAGTAAATCTATTTCTGAGCTAGTCAAACTTCGAGATCGTTGCTATTAAGCTCATTAACTTGCATTTACAGTTATGAGGTATTTTACGTAATCACCATTAGGATTAAAAGAATATACAACAGCGGTTCCAAGGGAATTATTAGATGAAACAACTCCCCCACTGCTTATTGAAATAAGGTGTCCACCAGACTGGATTTGAATATTTTGATTAGCGGAGAATAACTTTACAGATGAATTCCTGAGCATGTTGTAATTAACAGTTGCAATCAGTTCCCCTTGAGTTACAACAGAAGAATTAGTTGGTATTTCTTTAGCAAGTACCTGTGAAGATAGCGAAGGAATGGTAAAAATTGAGAGTGTAAGTGTTAATAAAATCAAGACACTTCTTACATTTTTCATAAACATACCTCCTAAAATTAGTATGAGGTTATTATATCACAGTAAAAGTTTGGAAAACAAATATTATTTTTACTTATAAAACAATAATTATAAGTATTCTAGATCCCTTAAATTTAAGCAATAGTTTTATAAGAATGAAGCATCATTCGGGGGGCTGGGGACGAATTTGAGACAGATTGTAGGTCAACCCATAAAAAACAGTCCTAATCAAAACAATACACAAACATCTTAAATCCTTGAAATCGTTCCATTTCAGATCAATCAAAAATTATGTCTTAAAATCCTGCGGTAGGTGACTACCGCTGTACCATTCAGTTCATAAACATTAAAAAACGATAATACATATCAGATGATGCCTGTCGGGCTGCCCATTATGAATTACCAGGATCGATGGTGTATACTATCCGTAGGCATAAATTACCTTTATCTTTGAACTTGAAGAACTCAAGGTTGCATATCAAACTAAACAATTTAATGGACGGAGGACTCGACCCATGTTGAAACAGCTTAAGCCCTATAAGGTGCTGCAGGAACGCAGAATTGAAGAGTTGAAGTCAGATGCGTATCTCCTGGAACATCAGAAATCCGGAGCCAAAATTGTACTCTTATCCAATCAAGATGATAATAAAGTGTTCAGTATCGGTTTCCGTACTCCTCCGGAAGACAATACAGGTGTAGCTCACATTCTGGAACATTCCGTTCTTTGCGGCTCCAAGAAATTTCCGGCCAAGGATTCCTTTGTTGAATTGCTGAAGGGTTCACTCAATACATTTCTGAATGCGATGACCTATCCAGACAAAACGATCTATCCGATTGCAAGTCGGAATGATCATGACTTCCATAACCTGATGGACATTTATCTGGATGCGGTACTCCACACGAATATTTATGATAATGAAAAAATATTTCTGCAAGAGGGTTGGAATTACAATCTGACCTCAGCTGAAGACGAGTTAACCTATAACGGCGTTGTATATAACGAGATGAAGGGTGCTTTTTCTTCACCGGAACGGATTGTACGCAGAGAAGTCCTGAATTCACTTTTTCCGGATACTACATATTCCTGTGAATCAGGCGGATTTCCCGATGCAATTCCTGATCTGACCTATCAAGGCTTGCTGGATTTCCACTCCAGATACTATCATCCATCCAACAGCTTCATTTATTTATATGGGGATATGGATATGGAAGAGAAATTGCAGTGGTTAGATGAGAACTATCTGAATGAATATGATCGAATTGAGATTGATTCTGCAATAAAGCTCCAGCCTGCTTTTGCAGAAAGAGTGGACACCGTGAAGACATATTCTGCCGGAAGTACCGAATCCGAAGTGGATAACAGCTTTTTGACCTACAATGCGGTGATCGGAACAAGTCTGGACAAGGAATTGAATATCTCGTTTCAAATTTTGCTGTACGCACTGCTTAACGCTCCGGGAGCGGTTCTGAAGCAGGCCTTGCTGGATAAGGGCATTGCTAAGGATGTCTATGGCACATATGATGACAGCCTGTATCAGCCAGTGTTCACCGTTGGATTGAAGAAGAGCAATCTGGCAAGCAAAGAAGATTTTCTGGGGACTGTCAAAGAAGTGCTTGAGCGTGTTGTGAAGGAAGGATTTGATCCAAAAGCGCTGCTCGCAGGTATTAATTCCTATGAATTCAACCACCGCGAAGCCGATTATGGAAGAATGCCCAAAGGATTAATCTACGGTTTCTCCTCATTGCAAAGCTGGCTGTATGATGTCGATGCTCCATTTACTCATTTGGAAGCAAATGACGTATTCGCCGAGCTCAGAACGAAGATGACTGAGGGTTACTTCGAAAAGTTGATTGATACGTATTTACTGAAAAATACGCATACTTCCTTCGTTGCTGTCACGCCGGATAAAGGATTGAACGCGCGTAAAGAAGAAGCGTTGAAAGCACATCTGAAATCAGTTCAGGCGGGACTGAGTCAGGAAGAGATTCAGCAGCTCATTCAGAGAACCGAGGCTCTCGCCGAGTACCAGAATGCACCGTCAACCAAGGAGCAACAACAGGTGATTCCGACGTTATCGATAGAGGATATTGAACCGAAAGCATCGACGCTGTATCAGACGGTAAATCAGGTCGAAGGTACAACGGTACTGCACCATAATATCTATACCAACGGGATCGGTTATCTGAGACTGTTGTTCGATATTAAGGAAGTCCCACGGCGTTTGCTGCCGTATGTTGGATTGCTGAAAAGTGTGCTCGGTTACGTCGACACTCAGAATTTCTCATTTAATGAATTGTCGAATGAAATCCATATTCATTCCGGGGGCATTCATAGTGGCATCGGTACGTATGCAAACGCGCATGAGCACCGTGATTTCAAGGCTACGTATGAATTCAACGCCAAAGTGCTGTATGACAAACTTGGATTTGCTTTTGACATGATCAACGAAATTGTGTTTACGTCCAAATTTGATGATTCGAAGCGTTTATATGAGATTATTGCCCAGTTGAAAGGCAACCTGCAGCGCAAGCTGATCAGCGGAGGGCATTCAGCGGGGATTGGTCGATCTACCTCTAAACACTCGGCTGTTGCAGACTTCAGGGAAGCGGTTAGCGGTATTGCCTTTTACCAGTGGCTTGAGGAGCTTCAAGCGAACTTTGAGGCTAGAAAAGAAGAACTGTCGACCAGTCTTCAATCGTTGACCAGCTTTATTTTCAGACCGGAAAACTTGCTTGTAAGTTACACTGCGGATGATCAGGGGTATGAAGGTTTGGAGAAACAGGTATCCGATTTGAAAGCGAAGCTGTTCACCCAGGACGTTGCCAAGGAAAAAGAGGCATTTACACCTGTGCATCACAAAGAAGGATTCAGATCTCCATCTGAAGTCCAATATGTCGTTCAAACAGGTAATTTTATCGATAAAGGGTATTCGTACACCGGCTCGCTTCGTGTCTTGCAGGGGATTTTATCTCTGGATTACTTGTGGAACAATATCAGGGCCAAGGGTGGAGCATACGGGTGCATGTCAGGCTTCAGACGTAATGGAGACAGCTATGTAGCATCGTACCGCGACCCGAATCTCGAAAAAACGTACAAAGTTTATGAAGAGATGCCGCAATACCTGAAGGATTTCAAAGCAGACACACGGGAAATGACGAGATATATCATTGGCGCCATCCAGGACCTCGATACACCAAGAACACCTTATGGCGAAGGATCATTCTCTCTGGAATGTTACCTGTCTAATGTCACTGAAGCCGATCTCCAGAAAGAACGGGATGAAGTGTTAAACACAACAGAAAGTGACATTATAGGTTTTGCCGAAGTGGTATCTTCCATATTGGAACAGCAGCAACGTTGTGTTATCGGTAATGAAAACAAGATTGAGGAACAGAAGCAATTATTTGACGAAACCCTTGATTTGATCAAGAACTAATCGAATGATGCATCTAAATCAAAGTATGAATGAATAAACACATCTGATCCAAACAGGGCGCTTTTATGAGCTGTAATAGCTTATAACTGCCGCCCTTTTCTTGTTATACATGGATTAATTCTCAAACTTAATTCTCAAACAACAATCTAATCAATCAGCTTCTGTTGAGGTTTAGGTAACGGCGAGCATATTATAGATCTTTAACGTGCGTAGATCTTCCTTAGACATTTTCAGTTCGTTATATAACTCCTGATTCTCAGACAAGGGTGTTCGAGAGAATAACATTTTCAAAGCGATGGGCATAAAGGGACGGAAGGAAACGCCTGCCATCAACCCCCACTTTTTCTCGGATTCCTGAAAAGATGCCAGAATGTTAATATACAGATTCTCCAGCGGTGTAGCCTGATTTTTCAGAATCAGCGTGGTGAGTGTGTCGTAATGCTCGGTGTGACCCCAATACATATTTTCGCATTCCTGATAATTCTCAAAATTCTTGACGTTCATATACATCACGGTTCGATAACGATTCGCGTCCGACTGTGCCATCATGTCAATGACACAACGGATGAGGCTGTTGTTGCGTCCATCATAAAAATACGAATAAAACCGTGTGGAATTTTTGAAAAAGCTGGACGGTACCGTATTCATAAGGGGAGAGGCTTGCTTCGGTTCAATATACAGCAGCTGCTCCACCTGAATGTTCAATGAATCAGCAATTTGATGCAGCGTGACTATATCAAGGGTGATATCTCCGCTCTCGTATTTGGACAGAGTAGCTTTACTTTTGTGAATCTGATCCGCCAGCTGCTGAACCGTTAACCCTTTCCATTTGCGGAAATTACGGATTTTCTTGCCCACTTCTTTGTTGATGGTGTTCAT